TAATAAGGGTCAGAAAGAGATAGATAAGGTTAAGACAGAAAAGAGTAAGCAGCAGAAGAGAGAGAAGCTGTCTGATACTATAAAGCATGTTACTAATCATAAGAAAGACTTTGATCAAGCTTTGCAGCTTCATAAACATCTACAAGACGCGAAAGATGTGCTGACTAACGTCATGGCTAAGAATCAAGAGTTCGAACATAGCATCGGCGGAGCCAAGACCGGACCGGAAGGTGCAGTAGCAGTGACGAAGAACGGCGACATGTCAAAATTTGTAAATAGGAAGCAGTTCTCGCGCCAGAATTTCCTGGCTGGTAAGATGCAGCAGGCGAAGAAAGAATCTCAAGGAAATGAAGAAGTTTAAACATTTCATAGTAGAAGAGGAAGAAGATAAGCCGAAGAAGCCGGTAGTGTTTGCTTTCGGCCGCATGAATCCTCCTACTACAGGACATCAAGTTCTAGTTAACAAAGTACACGACTTAGCAAAGAAGCACGGGGCGTATCATGAAGTCGTGCTATCCGGGTCGCAGGACAAGAAGAAGAACCCGCTAGATCCCAAGACTAAAGTGAAGCACGCCAAGAGGTTCTTTCCGCACACTAATATAAAAGCTGCTACAAAGAACGAGCCTACTCTATTACATCATGCCGCTCGTCTAAACAAAGCTGGTCATGATCATCTAATAATGGTAGCAGGGTCCGACAGAGTCCCAGAGTACGAGAAGCTGCTGCATACTTATAACGGGAAGCCAGACAAGTCAGGAAAGATACCCTATAGTTTCAAGAAGATTAGTGTGGTGTCTGCCGGTCATAGAGATCCTGATGCAGAAGGAGCAGAGGGCATGTCTGCATCGAAGATGCGCGAGCATGCCAAGAACAATAACTTCAAAGAATTTCGTAAAGGTGTTCCTGATCACGTCTCTCATGAACATGCTAAAGAGTTATTCCATGACGTAAAAAATTCTATGGAGAAGTAGGTCATGGCTACGTTTAATTCTGCTAACGGAAACTTCCAAGCTGGAAACAAGACTCTATTCGAGACTATGATGCTTGCTTCTAATAACGGTTCTGTTATAAGCAATACTAATCCTCTTCCTGTAACTCTCGGCAGTAATACTATTACCATAACGGGTAATGTCAACATCGGTACCACGGTAGCAATAAGCAATTTTCCAGTAACTCAGAACGTATCCTTTGCCAACCAGACCGTGAATATATCTGGAAACTTGGCTGGTATAACAGCCAACTTAACCGTAAACAATTTTCCAGTAACTCAGAACGTATCCTTTGCCAACCAGACAGTAAAGATACTGTCTAATACTACTAGCTATGTCTATACGCAAGCTGCTCCTACCTGGTCGACAGACGCTCTGACGAAGATACGTGTTTCTAGCACACTGACTCAGAACTGGTTCACGCCCTTAGTAGACGACGACACCGTTTTAAGATGGTCGGAAGCTTCTTCCGGATCTGGAGCAGGATCGTCTTTCATGGCTAATACTGGAGAGATTCAAATGACTCCAGGTAACACGATAAACTCTTACGTCTATAGACAGACTACTCAAAAGTATTCTATAATTCCGGGTACTTCGCACGTAGTATACTCTTCCGTAAATTTTTCTGCTAACTCCACTGAGACGGGAGTCACTAGAAGAACTGGCTTATTCGATACCGCTGCCGGTTTGTTCTGGGAACAAACAGCTAATACCATAGCAGTAGTCATAAGAAGGACACAGGCTAACGGGAATATTGTAGAAGATAGAGTATACGCTAATAGTTTTAATACTGATAAGCTAGACGGTACCGGACCGTCCGGAATGAATATATTCTCTTCCGGCTTAAATGAATACTATACTTTCTGGTTCGACTTTATCGGGGGTCGTACCGGAAGAATCAGATTCGGTATAGGATCTCCGATCGGTCCACAGATAACACACGTTCAGTCTTATACAGGTACTCTAAATATTCCTTTCGTCACTGAAGGAAGTCTTCCTCTTAGAAGAGAGATCTTAAACACTGCTGCTCAGACGACCGCTCCAGTCTTCAATATGACGGGGGTTACTTATCAGTCCGAGACCGTATCTACGGTAAATCCTTCTCCCACGACTGCCGTGAATATAAACGGGTATGTTCCAGCCGGAAGCCTCACTCCGCTAATGACTATAGGACTGCGTTCGGGTTCTCCCTATAATAGATCGAGCATAAATCCGAGTGATATTTCTATCATAGATACGAACAACCAAGGAAAAAATTCTACTCCCGGTACTTTCTTGTATGAGGTAATACTTAACGCCAACGTTAACTCTACTTACGCTTATAACGGCAACGGAGCAGTTAATACTGCTAACATAGGAAGAGCCAGCCAATACTGGAATTGGGCAAACAATGCTACTATGACGGGAGGATCCGTGCTCCTTTCCGGTCTAACAGATTCTGCCGCAGCTCTACAATCATTCAACAGTTTTCCGGGAGAATTTAACGTCGGTTCAGACATAAACGGGAATCCGTTTACTCTTACTCTTGGTATAAGACAGCTGGTAGCTGGCGGCTCGGCCGCCAATATAGTATGTACATGGAACTTAACAGAATCACTATAAGAGAACGAAGATGCTAGATGAAAAAAGAGGCCTCTGGGATAACATTCATGCCAAGCAGGAGAGGATCAAGCACGGTTCCGGCGAGCGCATGCGCAGACCGGGCGAGAAGGGCAGGCCGACAGCGGCCGATCTTAAGAATTCTAAGTCTATAAAAGAAGATGAAATTGCGCCGCCAGAAGCGTCAAGACTAGTCTATACCGAAGCCAGAAACAACTCCCTGCATAGAGCCAAGCTGATAGCCAAGATAAACAAGCACGCTAGGTTAAAGACGCCTCATGAGACTTCGGATCATTTTAAGACCGGAGAGACTGTAGAACCGCAGTCTAAAGACCCGAACGACTCTGATTCTCGCTTCGATTCTACTGATTCACTGGTCAGGATCTATAAAAAGTCGACACCCGGGCAACGATAAATAGATGTAAACATTAGGAAATACATGAGTTCCACTCTAGAAACTATTAAGAAGACACTGTTCGAAGCCAAGTATCATGGCCGGGACGTGCCTCTTAACAAGCCGATGAAGGGCGACGTCAAGAAGTCTAAGGTATTCGTGAAAGACCCGAATACTGGAAACATCAAGAAAGTCAACTTCGGTGATAAGCACTTAAGTATCAAGAAAAATATCCCAGCTAGAAAGAAGTCATACTGCGCTCGTTCTTCTGGTCAAGGAAATCTTACGAAGAAGACCAGCGCCAACTACTGGTCTCGTAGAGCTTGGAGCTGCTAGTTATGGAAAAATTGATAGGACAGATGAAAGTGGTATTGGCAGATACGTTTGCTCTATATCTTAAGGCACACAACTTTCATTGGAACATCGAGGGCCCCAACTTTCCTCAGTATCATAAGTTTCTCAATGACTTATATGATGAACTATTCGAAGCCGTAGACTCTGTAGCAGAACATATCAGGACATTGAATGCATACGTGCCGGGTTCATTTACACGTTTCAAAGAGCTCTCTAGCATAGAAGATGAACTTAACGTTCCGGAAGCCATGTCGATGATCAAAAAGCTTCTAGAAGATAACAAGAAAGTAATCTCTTCGTTAGAGAAAGCGCACGAGCTAGGAGTAGCTGAAAAAGCTCACGGCATAGTGAACTTTATAGAAGAGAGAATAGACGTACATTTCAAACATGACTGGATGCTCCGGTCTATAGTAAAGGTCTAAAGATGTCTGATACTCGAAGCCTAGAACACGCCATCCGTGATTTGTTAGAAGCCACTTCTACTGCACAGGCTAAGAGCGTAGGAACGGATTCAAAGTTTCGTTCTACGTATAACAAGGGTAGCTCTTCTCACGCTCTAAAAGTAGGAGCAGCTAGGAACACTAGCCAAGAACTTGCCGCCGCTAAGCAGGCCGAAGATTCTCAGAAGAAGAAAGAAACCGAGATCGAACAGCGAAAGAAAGACGAAGAGAAGAGAAAAGCCGACTCTCCTATCAAAGAAGAAGAAGATGTCATCGAAGCCAAAGAAGCTTCTGGCACGATCGAGCGCCGTAAGATAGAGAACGTCGGTCGTCCAACTACGGCTCCTACTCCGTTCAGTTCTAAGTCAAAGTTGTCGAAACAAGCAGAAATCAAAACAAAAATAATAGACGAGGAAGAAGTCATGAACTCAGAAAAGAATTTCGGTCTACCAAAGTCGCTAATCGCTGCTGCACAGTCAGTGATGGAAAAGAAAGACGTCAAAGATACAGACGATAAGAAGATCACGGGTGGAAAGACACCAGTCGTCATGAACCCTAAGACAGATGACAAGCTAGCTACGGAAGAAGTCGAACAGGTTGACGAGATTTCGCGTGGCCTAGCATCGCGTTATATAGATAAAACAAAAGACTCAAGCTCACGTAAGGCTGGTAGAGCATTAGCTCTTAAAAAGAAGTGGGGTGACAAAAATTATGGCACATCTGAGCCGAGAGTAAAAGCTACGGAAGAAGTCGATCAGGTCGACGAGGTAAGCAAGTCTACACTAACCTCATACGTAAAGAAAGTGGCTGCGTTGCCGCCTGAGAAGGTAAAGTCGTCTAGAGACAAGGGTATCGAGATGGCGTCGAAGAAACTTCATAAAGAAGAGGTAGCTCTCTCCGACGAGGAGACTGCCCGTATCGTGGCTAAGATGAATGAAGCTCACGATGACGATAAAGATCCGGAAGAGTATGACCCCTCTACTGACAAGAGCCCGGAGCATATCGTTATGCAGCTACGCAAGACCGTCTCTCTTCGTGGCGCCAAGCCCGTAGAGTTCAACAACGGCGAGAAGCATCATATCGAGCCTAAGCATGCTGCCCATGCCCTGCAGATGCATAACAACATGAAGAAAGCTTCTGACAAAGAAGAGTACGCCAAGCAGCTAGCTCATTCACACGCCTCGTTCAAGGCAGCTACTGGAACCTAATGAGAAGACTGTCTAGGATAATCCTCGAAGCTAAAAAGAACAAGAAGAAGGGAAAGACCGAGCCGTCGCCTCCGACGTCGGTCTCTTCCCCTTTAAAGGGTGCCAATCAGGACCAGTCTGGCGTAGGAGTCACCCATGACACAGCCGACTACTCTATATCCGATTGAGTCATCATAAATATAAATAACACAAAGAATTTCTTTCAGGAGATAAAAGATGGCGCAATGGGGTAGAAACGATCAGGCCGTAACAGCCAATAGCACCACGACGATCGAGACGTCGACGGGCGCTCCGATGGGAGTATACGCCCTAGTAAAGGGTAGCGGTAACGGAGACAATTTTGTTTCGATGGCCGCCAACGCGCACTTCGGAAATACTTCACCTGGTTCCAGAGCAAACGTAGACTCCAACCTCTTCAATAACTCTACTCCGGGTGCGTTTATTACCAACCTGGCTACGGGTGTGTTCGGTGTATCTGTTACTGAGATGAGCAATAATATTGCTAACAACTCTAAAGAGCGGCCGGCGCATGCTGGATGGGTGTTCCGCAAAGCCGGAACCGGTCCGGTCGTATCTATCGCAGTCTCTGGCGGTTCTGGATTCCAGAACAATGAGACTATCACGGTCTCTGGTGGTGAAGTCAACGCGACAGCTTTCATTACTACTAACACCACTGGTGGCTTATCTACAGCCACGGTCAATAATGCAGGTAGCGGTTTCGTTAACAGCACTAGCATCACTTCGTCTTTCGACAGAGAGAAGCACGTAGCTTCTATCACAGTGTCTGGCTCGCCTACCGGATATAATAACACAGACGTCATCGTGCTGTCGAACAGCACCGTAGGCATCTCGAACGGCGCAGCTTCGATCTCTACCAACTCGACGGGTGGTTTCGTCACGGCTAACGTGACTATCACCAATGCCGGCTTGTTCACGAACGCCGCCATAAACGGCAGCATCTTGTTTACAGCACTGGCAGCTAACGGAGCTGCATCCGCAGGAAGCGGCGCCATTTTCTCGGGTACTCTAGCCAACTCTACCGGTGGCACTATTACAGTCACTCTCGGAGGAAGATCTGGTAGAGTACAGACCGAAACACTAGTGGCGTACGGATCTCTCGGTGCGAATACTACCTCGTCTACGGGTGTTGCGGGCTTGACGACTACAGTGGTAGACGCTACATCGGATAACACGTTCTATCCTGGCACTTAATAGCCAAGGATAGTTTGTTATGGCCAATAATGTAACCACGACTTCGGGGCTACCACAGACTAATACCGTGGTAGCTACCGATCGTCTAGTGGTGCTCTATCAAGCAAATACATCAGCTCCGTCAACGCGCACCATAACCGTTAACAACTTTGTTAACGCGATATCCATTTCTAGTTCTAGTATCAAGAATAGCAATAATAAATCGCTAACAGTTGATGCAAATGGAAATGTAGAATTGCCCGGCGGTGGCTTAATCGGCAATTATATTGAAAATAATCCTTCATCTGGTATAGACTTATACGGTTATGTGAATGCAAATACTACATATGCTCCTAATACAGACATCACATCATATGTAAGTCTCACATACAGCCTTGATGGTAATGCCTCAAATTCAAATACAACAGGATATGCATATCTTGCCGGTTATTCGAATAGTTCTTCGAATAACTATAATAATATTTCATTTATTGTGCAATTACCAAATAGTAACACAACTCTTTTTCCAGGTAAAACTCTTGGTTGGGAATTCTTTTCAGAAGATAATAATTTCGGTCTATTGTGGCCTGATGGAACAACACAAAAAACAGCCTATAATATTGTAGGCCCATATGCTAATTCTACTACAGCAGCTGCCGGTGGAGTAGCAGTAAAGAGTCTATACTACGACACCAATGGAAACGTAAAGATAAGATTATCATAACAGTATGTTCGAACCTTTGAATGATGATAATTTTTTGATATACGCCGCTAGACACTATGATAATCCACAGTGTCATTCTACTGACGAGTTCTTAGAAGATCTTAAGAGACTAAAGTATATCAAGAAGTTATTGACTAGATATATAGAGAACAAAGAGCTTAAAGAAAGGCTTATACTAAATCATCTTATAGTATTGAATAACGTATTCAAACCACCACATCTCTGCAGGATACTATACTTGAAGATGAAAGACTATTTTAGCTATATCATCCCGTTTATGATTATGATAAATATCATGCCGGATAAGATGTATAATATTCGAGACGAGAAAATTATCGATATGGCATTGATCCCTATAGACGGCTATATAATAAAGCAACTAAGGAAGATATGATGGCCAAGAAGAAGAAAGACAGGACTGCACGAAGAGCTATAGAGCTATTCAAAGATGCACGCTTTGCTAAGCGCGTAGTAAAGAATAAGAAAGTATATGATAGGAACCGTGATAAGAAAGTAGTTAACGAGACGGAATCTGCGGTTCCTATCAATGCTATGGGAGCTTCTTCTTCTACTTCTGGCCCCGTTCAAACGTACGATCCTCTCTTAGACTTGTCAAAGAAGAGACTAAAGAAGTTTTCTTCGATGTTCAAGAGAAAGATTCCAGATGGATCGCAATAAAATAACATACGCCAATAATAGTATTAAGCATGCTATAGATCGTCTTACAGAAATTTCTAGTGATATCAATAAGATGCTGGCAGTTCATGAAGAACGCTTGAATATTCATGAAAAGAAACAGGACAACTTAGAAGATTCCATAGAAAAAAGAAGGTCTGAGATATCTGTAGTTACTAATGATCTATATGGCGCTATAGAAAAAAATACAGAAAACATTTTCAAAGAAATAAAAGATCTATCAGACGAATCGAAGAAACAACACGATAAGCTCAAAGAAAGAATGATCTCTTTCGAAAAGTATATATGGATGGCCATAGGAGCTTCAATAGCAGTGAGCTGGTTGTTCTCTTTCATATCTAACTATCATACCATGGTAAAATAATAGTATACAACCATTCTTACCGATGGTATAATCCGTATATCGGTTTTATACTAATGGATAGTAATGGATTGGCTTGAACAGAAGTATCTAGGACTAGTCTCGAATCGTCTCACAGGATTCAAACGAAAATCTGGTAATACTTTTAATTTCAGATGTCCGATATGTGGTGACTCTCAAAAAAGTAAGACCAAAGCGCGTGGTTGGATATACGAGAAGCAAGGAAAGTCTTTGTTCTTCTGTCACAACTGTAACGCGTCGATGACGCTACCAAATTTTATTAAGTTCTTAGATCCAAACTTATACACTGAGTTTAAGATCGAGAAGTTGGGAGCTCCTCAGAATAAAGCATCGATGGTTGCTCATAGATCGATCTCGACACCGGTATTTCAGAAGACTGACCCGTTGAGCAGACTTCAAAAAGTATCTTCTCTACACGTAGAAGACCCGATAAAGAAGTACGTAGTATCACGTCGAATACCAGCCAAGTATCATTACAAACTATTTAAGAGTGAACGATTCTTCGAGTTCGTCAATGCAGTGTTGCCAGGCAAATTCGATGACGCGGTCTTAAAAAGAGACGAACCAAGGCTGGTGATTCCTTTCTTATATAAAGATAAGGTACACGCGTTTCAGGGTAGGTCGCTAGATCCTGCTTCGAAGACAAAGTACGTAACTATAGTCGTCGACGAATCTATTCCAAAAGTCTACGGGTTAGATACCGTAGACTTTAAGCAACGTGTGTATGTCTTCGAGGGACCAATAGACTCGATGTTTGTGACTAACTCAGTAGCTACCGCCGGCGGAGACCTAGTGTCTCTATCTAGAGGCCTAGATAAGAAAAACCTAGTCATAGTGTATGACAACGAACCCAGGTCTGTACATACCGTAAAGAAGATGAAGAAAGCTATAGACGCCGGCTACTCTATATGTATCTGGCCAGACGGTCTAGAGCAGAAAGACGTCAACGACATGGTGCTGTCTGGGCTTAAGCCGCAGTCGGTAGAGAACATGATAGAAGAGTATACGTTCAGCGGGTTAAGAGCTACGGTGGAGTTTAGTAGATGGAAGCGCGTGTCAGACTTAAAGATCAAGAACTTTTTTACGCGCGCTTAGAAGCCAAGCATGCTGCTGAAGAAGACTTGTATGCACTGTCGCAGGGCGTGACGTTTCCTTTCGCGAAAGCTTTAGTGACTGACGCTTACTCTTCTATGCCTAGAGTATTATCTGTTTTTGAAACGAACTACAACGATATCATAAAGAGGTATGTTAGAAATGCATCACGCAAAGCTAGTAGCAGCGACCAAGCCGACTATAGAGGGAGTAGCTTCTCCCGATGACATGATAGCTTACGTAGCTAGAGTCTCCAGTCCTTCGAATCAGAATAACGTCGAGACTGCGCCTAAGTTGGTCAAGTACTTACGCAAGAATAATCACTGGTCTCCGTTCGAGATGGTTCACGTCGTGATGGAGATCACGACGACCAGAGATATCGCGCGTCAAATCTTACGCCATCGTTCGTTCTCTTTTCAAGAGTTCAGCCAGCGATACGCCGATCCGACCAAAGATCTTGGTTTCATTGAACGAGAAGCGCGCCTACAGGATAATAAGAACCGCCAGAACTCCATAGAGACCGACGACAAGACGTTGCAGGGAACGTGGAAAGTAATTCAAGCTAAACTAATCGAACAGACGCTTATCGATTATAGATGGGCTATAGAACACGGCATAGCTAAAGAGCAAGCCAGAGCCATATTGCCAGAAGGGTTAACAGTATCTCGTATGTATATGGCCGGATCTGTTCGATCGTGGATCCATTATTGCCAGTTGCGTACGTCTAACGGCACTCAGAAAGAGCATCGTGAAGTCGCGACTTCGGTATGGTATGAACTTACTAACATGTTTCCGTCTCTAAAAGATAGCTTACATGATTAGCACACATAAATAACGGAATGACTAGACCAATATCATGACGCGTCTCAATGACTAAAGCAGTAGCGACTAAGATGAAGAATAAAGAAGACTCACGACGCGTTTCTGTATTTGATATATTCGGTAGGATTGTACTCTACTGTCTTGTAGCGGCTATGGCTTTCATGTTTCTTATGCCAGTTATAGTACTATTCAAGATGATCGCGACCATCTTAATGATCTTGAACTTCTTCGCTTGGTCAGCATATATACTAACTCATACATTATTTTTAATCCAAAGTATTGGAGCGTAGCGCATGACTCTTATGGTAACGAAGCGTGACGGTAGCAAAGAGCCGTTAAACTTAGATAAGTTCCATAGAGTCACGGCATGGGCGTGCGAGGGTTTGAAGACGGTGTCTCCTAGCGAGATACAGATCAAGTCACACATACAGTTCTATAACGGTATAAAGACTTCCGACATACAAGAGACTCTGATCAAAGCGGCGGCCGATCTTATTTCTGAAGAAAATCCGGGCTATCAGTACGTAGCCGGTCGTCTTATCAACTATCATCTTAGAAAAGACGTCTACGGCAGTCATGAACCGGGCAACTTTCTCGAACATATTAAGAACGTGATAGGTGCTGGATACTACGACTCAGAGATACTAGAGTCTTACAGCGAGCTCGAGATAGGAGAGCTCGGTAAGTACTTATATCATGACCGTGATTTTGATATAACTTATGCCGGTATGGAACAGTTTCGCGGTAAATACTTGGTGAAGAACCGGGTGACCGGTAAGATCTTCGAGACTCCTCAGATGGCTTATATGCTCATCTCTATGATTCTCTTCAAAGAGTACTCTCGTGATACTAGAATAAAATGGGTTAAAGAATTCTATGACGCAGTCTCTACTTTTCAAGTGTCTCTTCCTACGCCTATCATGGCTGGGTTACGAACTCCGCAGAAGCAGTTTAGCTCTTGTGTCCTTATCGAGACAGACGACTCGCTGGACTCGATCACGGCTACCTCTTCTGCTATCACTAAGTACGTTTCTCAAAAAGCTGGCATTGGAATCGGCGCTGGTCGTATTCGTGCTATTAATTCTCCTGTTAGGAACGGCGACACTTCTCATACGGGCGTCGTTCCCTTCTATAGACTATTTGAGTCAGCGATACGCTCGTGCTCGCAGGGAAGCGTTAGAAACGGCGCGGCGACTCTATACTATCCTCTCTGGCATCTCGAAGTAGAAGATCTACTAGTACTCAAGAACAACAAGGGTACTGAGTCCAACCGTCTTCGACACATGGACTACTGCGTGCAGTTCAACAAGGTAATGTACGAGCGTCTACTTTCTGTAGGTGACATCACGCTGTTCTCGCCGCACGACGTTCCGGAGATGTACGAGGCTTTCTTCGTCGACGTAGATAAGTTCAGAGAGATGTACGAGAAAGCTGAGAGAAGCACTAAGCTTCGTAAGAAGACGGTTCCTGCTCTAGAGCTGTTCTCTACGTTCCTTCAAGAACGCAAAGATACAGGTCGTATCTACTTGATGAACGTAGATCATGCTAACGATCATGGCGCTTTCATAAAAGAAAAAGCTCCTATCAGACAGAGTAATCTTTGTTGTGAAATAGATCTGCCTACCAAGCCAATAAATAACATCCTAGACAAAGACGGAGAGATTAGCTTATGCACTCTAGCTGCGATCAATTGGGGAAAGATACGTGAGCCATCCGATTTTGAACGTCCTTGTACTCTCGTCGTTAGGGCTCTCGATGCTCTTCTTGACTATCAGGATTATCCAGTCGAAGCCGCTCGGGTATCTACCATGGATCGTCGTCCTCTCGGCGTCGGTATCGTTAATCTTGCGTACTGGCTGGCTAGAAACGACCTCAAATACTCAGAAGTCTCTGATACCGGCCTTGCCAGACTCCATCAATTCGCCGAAGCCTGGTCATACTATCTTATTAAAGCCTCTGTAGATCTAGCCGAAGAGAAGGGCGCTTGCCCGAAGTCTGTAGAGACTAAGTACTCGGCCGGACTGCTTCCCATAGACACTTATAAAAAAGAAGTAGACGAACTGGTAAAATCGAAGTATAATATGAACTGGGAAGAGCTTCGTGAGAAAGTGAAGAAGTACGGTATACGTAACTCTACTCTAATGGCATTGATGCCGGCCGAGACGTCCGCCCAGATATCGAACTCTACTAACGGCATCGAGCCTCCTCGTTCTTTGGTCTCAGTAAAACAGTCTAAAGACGGAGTACTTAAGCAGGTAGTTCCAAACGTCCGTTCTCTTAAAAATAAGTATGATTTGTTATGGGATCAAAAGTCACCAGAAGGTTATCTTAAGATATGCGCTGTGCTACAAAAGTTCATAGATCAGGGCATCTCTGTTAATACTTCGTACAACCCTCGACACTACGAGGGAGAGCAGATCCCGATGTCGGAGCTAATAAAACATATAGTAATGTTCTATAAGTTCGGCGGAAAACAACTTTATTATATGAACGTTCTTGATGGCTCCGGCGAAATAGCTTTGCCAGAGCTTGAAACATCTGAGATAGAGGAAGCGGCCTGCGATAGCTGCACTATTTAATATGAAAGTATTCGATTCTAGCTCTAAACGTGATCAGACGAAGTCTCATGCGTTCTTTGATGATTCAGTATCTATAGCCAGGTACGATCGCCACAAATACTCTTGGCTAGATAAACTTACAGAACGTCAGCACGGCTTTTTCTGGAGACCGCAAGAAGTAGACGTCAGTCGAGACGCTAAAGACTTTAAAGCTCTGACTAAACACGAGCAACACATCTTTACTTCTAATCTAAAGAGACAGATTCTATTAGACTCTGTACAGGGCCGGGCACCCGTCGCAGCTTTTGGACCCGTCTGCTCTTTGCCAGAGCTCGAGCTCTGGCTCTCAGCTTGGTCTTTCTCTGAGACTATTCATTCGAAGTCTTACTCATATTTAATCCAAAACGTCTATCCGGATCCATCTAAAGTCTTTGATGAGATGCTGGATATTAAAGAAATAGTAGATTGCGCTGCCGATATTAGCAAATACTACGACAATCTTATCGATCTTAATAATTTCTTTCATAACAAGAAGTATCCGGATAGTGGGTTATACGAACATAAGAAGTCGTTGTGGTTGGCTCTTATGTCTGTCAACATCTTAGAGGGCATTCGTTTCTACGTCTCTTTTGCTTGTTCTTGGGCGTTCGCTGAAGTCAAGAAGATGGAAGGTAACGCGAAGATTATTAAGCTGATATGTAGAGACGAGAACTTACACCTGGCAAGCACTCAGCAGCTAATAAAAGCTTTGCCGCAAGAAGATAAAGCTTTCTCGATTATTTCAAAACAGACTGAGAAAGAATGTATTCAGATGTTCATCTCGGCCGTCGAGCAGGAGAAGTCTTGGGCCAAGTATCTATTCCAAGACGGTTCTATGATCGGTTTGAACGAGCAATTACTCGTAAACTACATAGAGTGGATCGCTAATAAGAGAATGACTGCCGTCGGCTTAGATACGCCGTATAAGGGAGGATCTAATCCGCTGCCGTGGACTTCTAAATGGATCAGCGGTTCTGAAGTTCAAGTGGCGCCGCAGGAAACAGAAATTAGCTCGTACGTCGTCGGCGGAGTTAAGCAAGACGTCAGTAGAGATACTTTCAAGGGTATGTCACTCTAGCATATAAATAGGTCTATGGTATGGACCTACGGAATTAAAGATTTTGACTCGTCTATGATCGGTGACAATTTCGGTTTTGTATACCGCATAACGAACAAACTTACTGACAGAAAATATATCGGAAAGAAATGGTTCTGGTCTTCTAGAAAAAAGAAGATCAGGGGAAAGAAGCGTGCGAAGCGTGTGAAGCTCGAGTCTGACTGGCAGAAGTACTACGGCTCTAGCGCAGAGCTTAAAGCAGACATAGAGAAGCTAGGAAAAGAAAACTTTAGTAGAGAGATACTAGTTCTCTGTAAGACTAAGGGAGATGCTTCTTATCACGAAGCTAGGTTACAGTTTGAGCTTAGGGTGTTAGAGTCTGACGAGTACTATAACTCTTGGATATTCTGCAAGATCAGAAAGAGTCATCTTTCTTGACCTGACCTCTCCACCATCCTTCTGGTAATGGCACGTCTTTTTCCCATATTCTATTTCTTACTCCGTCGGTTATTCTGATCTTTCCAGTGTGTGGCGGGGGTCTGGTATGAGTGATCCTACCTCTCTCCCATCCTTCGGCCAAGTATCTTTCCAGGTCTCTAGGAAACACAAACTTGTTCTGCGCGCCCTTGTGTATGTATAACTTTCCTACGTGTGCATGATTGGCGTTCTTCGTTCCTTTTGCCGGTGTCAAGAACGCTACTTTCTTGGCGTCTCTTAGTTTAGAACACGTGTCGCATCTTAATGATACGTTGTCCAAATTATTGTTTACAACGTCTCCGTCTTTGTGGTATAATATTAAATAATCTGGTATCTTGCCAGTAGACGTCACGATCTTAAGCCATTCGCCACGACCACACATCTCACACATGCAGCCTCGCTGCATTGCCAACCATCTTATAGCACTAGTCATATCCATAAATATTATTTATTCCGAATAAACAAAGTCTGCGGGGGTAACTCAGTGGTAGAGTCACAGTTTTCCAAACTGTTGGTCGAGGGTTCGATTCCCTCTCTCCGCTCCACTCTAATATAAATCATGCAAAGAAATATAAACATCGACGAAGTCAGCCATTTCATATCTAATACTTCTAGTAGTACCAAGATATATCTCGGGTCTGATTCAGAGAGATATGTAAAAAATGAAGTATGGTATGCAGATTATACACTAGCCGTCGTCGTCCACTATGATGGGTGTAAGGGCGCTAAGCTTTTCGGCGACATTAGCACCGAAAAAGACTTCGATCAGCAAAAAGATAAACCCAGATTCAGACTAATGAACGAAGTCTATAAGATCTCTGGCCTGTATCTCCAGCTAGCCGAAGCTATAGGAGATAGACACTTCGAGATACATCTCGATATTAATTCTGACGAAAAACAAGGATCTTTCTGTGTCATGCAACAGGCCATCGGATACATCAAAGCCACGTGTAACGTCGTTCCTATGGTCAAACCTAATGCTTTCGCTGCCACTTATGCTGCCGATAGGTACAAGAGTCTTCTCTACTATAAGTATAAATAAACCAATCACAGCGGTTCTAATTTCAGAAAGAGTAGATGAAGAAAGACATCCTAACGATCTACGGTTCACATGAAAAGTATGACTTAGAGATAGTTAAGCTGAAGTTGGATACAAAAAACCTAGACGAAAAGAAAGCTTTAGAAGCGGGTTGGCTTATACACGACGGAAAATGGTATCATTCACGTTCCACGCGTATAGACCTGAGCTTAGCTAGTAAGAAACTACCTAAGATACCGGGAGTTACTTTTTCGTTGGGCGAGTACGACAAGAAGCTAGACGTCATATTCGAGCAGTATATGAGTATAAAGAAGTTCAGCAAGCACTATGACTTTAAAGTAGACTTGAATAGGGCAGAATGGATCGTAGTAGAAGACACCGGCACACCCGTAGCTTTTACTAAGATGACTAACTATGACGGTGGAATAGAGTCGACTTTTTCGGCATGGAACTATCATAAGCCTAAGCTGTCTATTGGAGCCAAGCTTTTGCATTACGAGATCGATCATGCTAGGTCGAAGAGTTTAGATCATCTATACATCGGCGCCGGATACGGGCCGAGCGCCATATATAAGAGCAAGTACGACGGGTTCGAGTGGTGGACAGGGAACGAGTGGTCGACCGATAAAAATGAATTCGTCAGGTTGTGTGATCGTGACGAGACGATAAATACATTAGAAGATTTAGCGAGGATACTGAACGAATAATATGCCTAGATTGAGACATACACAGCTCTTCAAAGTACATTCTAAAAAGGTAAAGACGATGGTGAACGACAGACGCTTTCTTAAGCGCGTCGCCGCTATTCGTACCATTAAGCCTATTACTAAGTATGACGTTCCGTACGTGGCTGGATACTCCGAAGACGGCAAGACGATATACATAGATCGTCACATGAAACTAAAGATGAAGAATGGAAAAGACGTTACTCCTCTTATAGTTACACACGAAGTAGTAGAGAAAGCTCTGCTAGATATATTCGATCTAGACTATCAGCAGGCTCATCATATAGCCACTTACCTAGAACACGAAGCAGCGAGCAAGTCTGGTATAGACTGGAGACAGTACACGAAGCTCTTAGATCCTCAGATGAAGAGAGTAGGTTCAGAGAAAATAAAAGTCGTTCCTCCGGACCTTGACTTAGAACCGTATAAAGACGAGCATGACACGACCGAACTGAAGAGGCTTAGAGATGCACGTAGAAATATACACTAAGACTGACTGCACGTACTGCACCAGAGCTAAAGAGCTACTGGCTAACAGGAATATGAAGTTCTCTGAACAGAAGCTAAACGTAGACTTCACCAGAGAGATACTGCTAGAAAGATACCCTTCCGTTAAGACTTATCCAGTGGTAGTGATAGACGGGTTCTACATCGGCGGGTATAACGAGCTGCAGACTATACTATTAAAAGAAGAAGCTGCTACATCTAATAAACAATTACTTATGGAACAGGAACAGGTGAAACTATGATGAACGGTGATATGTATCAAAGAGATGCTCTTCTCAACGACCTTAGACAGAACGTAGTAGAGATTCATTTTACTAAAGCGAATGGCGAGGATCGTGTCATGCGATGCACTCTTCTTCCCGGAAAACTACCTCCACAGTACGTCAACGAGGAAAAAGAAGAGCGTGATTTTCATGCTAAGAATCAAGATACTATCGCGGTGTGGGATATTCAGAAGGGCGGCTGGAGGTCTTTTCGTATAGACTCCGTAAGATACGCTCAGATTCTAGACAACGCTTAATTAAGGAAAAGACATGAAAACTGCCTACTGGGGTTATCACCTCATCTTAGACTGTGCTGGATGTGATCCGGCGGCCATTCGTAATCATCAGACTGTCCACGATTTTACTAAACGACTAGTAAAAGATATCGACATGGTAGCTTACGGCGAACCTCAGATAGTAGACTTCGGAAGCGGAGATAAAGCTGGATTTACTCTAGTTCAGCTTATCGAGACTAGTAACATCTGTGCGCACTTCGTCAACGAGTTGAACGAGATGTACCTTGACGTATTTTCATGCAAACCATTTGATACCAAGATCGTGATCGAACTAGTAAGAGAATGCTTTAAGCCAGATACTGTCAAAGATACGTTTTTACACAGACGGGCTTAAAAAAATCTATCTATGAGTGAAGTAATTTTGTTGGTAGACGGCATGTCAGTAGACGGCCGGCCGTTTACCGTAGCAGACAGGTTGAAGAGTATATGTAATAACTGGATCGATCATTATTATCAAGAGATTACTAATACTTATTATAACGTAGTTAAAAAGAAGATAGCGTTCCAGCCGTTTCATGAACTGACTGGTCTAGATCCTTCTAAAAAATACTTTTACTTTATTCCTATAGATCATTGGAACTTTGACTTTCAGAAGTTTCTTCCTATAATAGACCGGTCTAAGCTGAAGTTTTTTGCAGAGAATAATATACCCATACTATTCGCTCATGATCTAGAAATGCTTCCTAATTTTGAGTTCGAGCGCTTAGTAAAAAACTTTGAATGGCTCTTTCATATGAGAGCGTGTTATTCTTTTAACGATCTAAAGTTTGTATTTCTTACAGCAGGCGATCTTATAGATTCACAGAAAACTTTCATGAACGAGTATTTCTATGGCAGCATGAAGTTGCTTAGGTCTCCGTTAATGTTCAAGTATTTGTTAGATATAACAGACTTGCACGACACGGTAGATCCACGAGGAATGTTCGAGGCTTATAAGAAGAATACCAAGAAAGAAAAACAGTTCACTTGCCTTACAAGAGGTCCTAGACTTCATCGCGTAGCTCTCTTGCACGGTCTAAGATCTAAAGGTTTCATGCGGGAAGGATACATTAGTAATAGAAAGCTTTCGAAGTACGATCCTTCTACTATAAAGTCTAACACGACTTATGCTTTTACGGTAAGAGAAGACATGATCGAGTCCAACATCGAAGTAATTCATATAGACGACTTAGGAACAGACGACAAGAACAGGATGAACGACATTCCGTTGCCTACCGAGTATCTCGTAAAGTCATATTACGACTTGATCAATGAGACCGGTACGCAATACGAGCTGATCGATCCGGTTGACTTTTCTGTGATCACGGAAAAGACTTTTAAGAGCTTGTACTACTATAGGCCATTCATGATGAACGGCGGCCCCGGTAATCTTAGATATCTTAAAGAGATTGGGTTCAAGACTTACGACTTTCTTTTCGACGAGTCTTACGACGATAAGTTAAATTTTATAGATCGTCATGAAATAATAGTTCAGAACGTGGCTAAATATCAAGGAAGATACGACATTCTAGAAGATCTGATAGAAGCAAACTATGACGTCATGATACACAATCATGATCATCTTATAGACTTAGACTACGAATCTTTGCTAGTAGATACTCTTATAACAGCTTAGGAAAATATATCATGCCTATCGCGACTGACGAACTATCACTTAATGCTATGGGTGGATCCGAGATCATGAAATGGGGTCTTCGAGATCGACTCGGTGAAGAGTATATAGAACCGTTTCAAATAATCATGTCTAGAGTAAGAGAGCTAGACGAGACTAAGAGACGTGTACTCTGGCTTCAGGATCTTCCAGAAGACCCCGAATCCAAGCACCTAGCTAACGGAGGCTGGAAAAAGTTTCATAAGATCGTATACAACTCACACTGGCAGATGACGCGTTATCAAACGATGTATGACATTCCGTTCTCACACGGATTAGTATTGCACAACACCATAGATCCTATTCCAGTGCATGAAAAACCTAAAGATGTTATCAGGATGGTTTATACTTCGACACCCCACCGGGGGCTGGAGCTTCTCGTTCCTGTATTTGACAAGCTATGTGAGAAGTATGATAATATAGAGCTAGACGTATTTTCTTCATTTAAGATCTATGGATGGTCTGAAAGAGACGCGCCGTATCAGGCGCTATTCGATCGTTGCAAGAATCATCCTAAGATAAACTATCATGGTTCGGTACCTAACGAGCAGATTCGTTCAGCTCTGCAGCAAGCGCACATCTTTGCGTATCCTTCTATATGGCTAGAGACGTCTTGTATAGCACTGATAGAAGCGATGTCTGCCGGCTTAGTCTGTGTACATCCTAACTATGGCGCTTTGCCAGAGACTGCTTCTAATTGGACAGACATGTATAACTGGCACGAAGATAAGACTCAGCATGCTAATATCTTTTATTTCATGCTTGAGAACGCTATCAAGTCTGTGATCGATGGATCATACGTTAATCGAGTAACTCCGCAGAAGTCTTATGCAGATATATTCTATTCTTGGAATAATAGACTCGTGCAATGGAAGCATCTACTCGAATCGATTCGTAACCTGCCTACTGAGATTCTTAAAGAAGAAAGAAAGTTTGTCTATAGGCCAAAATAACAGTGTACATTAGTTCAGATTATAAATATAATGGTCTTATGGACATTTTAGAAAGCAGTAAATGACCGCCGAAGTCATTAAGTTTCCGATCAAGAGTATAAAGAAAATTAACTCTCCTCCCGGGGATGAAGAGCAAGTAGCAGCTACTGTGGATACTATGAAACACGCACATATACAGGAGACGCTACTGGCGATCTCTCCTATGTTGTTCGAAAGATTACACGCGGCCGGTTTTGATTTCTCGGAGTTCTCAGACGAAAAAGAAATCCAGTACGGAGCTTTTATAGTAGAATCTATTCATGCTTTACTATGTAAATACTACGAGTTATATCATCCGTTCCAGACTATTTCTGAAAATATCTTCGTTAAAGATGAGAATGATGAATTAACTCTAGTAGACGAGTTACATCTTAAGTTCATAGAAAATACTTCTGAAACTACAGCTTAAACATAAAGAATCGAATTTTATCATGCTTATCTTAGACTTGAATCAAGTCATGATCTCCAATCTCATGATGCAGATCGGAAATCATACTAATACTAAGCTAGAAGAAAACATGGTACGACACATGGTGCTTAACACCATTCGTAGCTTAAACTCTAAGTTTAGAGACCAGTACGGAGAGCTGATCGTCGCTGCAGACGCCCCCAATTGCTGGCGCAAGCAGGTATTTCCTTACTATAAAGCCAATCGTAAGAAGAACATTGCCAAGTCTGAACTAGACTGGACCGGTATATTCGAGTGCATGAATAAGCTAAGGGAAGAGCTAAAGAACGTTTTTCCTTATAGGGTAATTCATATTGAGGGGTGTGAGGCCGACGACGTCATCGCCACTCTCGTTTCTGAGTTTAGCCCTCAGCATATCATGATCTTGTCTGGTGATAAAGACTTTATTCAGCTACATAAGTATCAGAACGTAGAGCAATACGATCCTACTCGAAAGAAGAAGATCTCTGCCATCGATCCTAAGCGATTCCTTAAAGAACATATTCTACGCGGAGATAAGGGAGACGGCGTGCCTAATGTTCTCAGCAACGACAACTGCTTCGTTCTAGGAGAACGCCAGAAGACGATGACACAGAACAGAGTCGACTATCTTATGTCGATAGACTTCGATCACGAGACGGAGCATGAAGCATGCAGAAACTATCTTCGTAATAGGCAGCTCATCGATCTGTCTTATACGCCGATCGAGCTACAGAACAAGATTATATCTTCTTATGAAGAGCAGTCCGATAAGAACCGTTCCAAGCTCATGAGTTACTTCATCGACAACAGACTTAAGAATCTTTTAGAACATATCGGAGACTTTTGATAAATGAAAAAGGGTGTAGCAGAGATTCTAGGCGAGATCTCAAAGATCTCTTCTAAGAAGACAAGAGTAGAAGAGCTTCGTAAGAACGAAAACACTACTATCAAGACAGTCCTTCAGGGAGCTTTCGATCCTCGTGTCGAATGGTTACTTCCTAAGGGAGTACCTCCATACAAGAAGAACGATCTCACCGACTTGGAGAGTGTCTTCTATGCAGAAGCGCGTAAGCTGTATCTCTTCGTAAAGGGAGGGAACGACAGCTTACAGCCCCTCAGGCGCGAAGCTCTTTTTATAGAGATGCTTGAGAACCTAGCGCCCGCGGACGCCGAGCTCCTTTGTTCTATTAAAGACAAGAAGCTTCCGTTTAAAGGCATCACACCATCTATCGTAAGAGAGGCATTTCCAGGTTTGTTACCCGATGAGCAAAAGTAAAAACAAGAACTACTACGACGACTATGAAGACCATGATTATTATGGTCCTAAGTCAGACTATCTAAACAAGAAGAAGAACAAAAGAATAGCTCGAGCTCTTAAGACACGAGACGTGGATAGTCTCTTGAAGAACAACGACGACTATGACCCGTATGATAGGAATGAATGATGCCGACTTATTCTTTTAAGAATAAAAAGACTGGCGAAGAGTTCGAAGACTTCATGACTATGGATGCTTTGGATAAGTTCTTAAAAAATAATCGACATATAGAGCAGACGATAACGCAGGCGCCTGCGCTGGGTGATCCTATTAGACTGGGTCTTAAGAAACCCGATGCTGCTTTTCGAGATCGATTGAAAGAAATTAAGAAGAAACATTCTCAAGGAGCTACTAGATCTACTGTAAATACATGGTAACTTTCACACAACAAAAAGAGTAAAATGGAAAGACTCACGCGCAAGCAGAAAAGAAAACTAAGACAGGGCGGCGCTAGTGAAGATGATATACAAGATTTCTTTAAGCAACAGTTCGTCATAAAAAACATAGAAGCTCTGACCGATAATCAGAAGTTGTTCTTTAATCACTATACGGCCGGAAAAAATGTCATGCTTCATGGCGTAGCCGGAACCGGTAAGAGCTTCCTTTCGCTCTACTCGTCTCTAAGAGAAGTGCTCTCTAAGAGTACTAACTATAAGAAAGTGATGATAGTCAGGTCTGTTGTTCCTACTAGAGACATGGGTTTCTTACCGGGAAACAACAAAGAAAAGACTAGAGTATACGAAGCTCCGTATATTTCTATGTGTAGCGAGCTCTTCGGTCGTGGAGACGCTTACGAAGTATTAAAGAGCAAGAACTACTTAGAGTTCGTATCTACTTCGTTCGTGAGAGGAGTTACTTTTAACGACTGCATAATCATAGTAGACGAGTGTCAGAACATGGATCTAGGAGAGCTAGATTCTGTCATAACTAGGATAGGCAAGAACTGTAAAGTACTGATATGTGGCGATTTTAGGCAGACTGACTTTCGTAGAGAGAACGAGAAGTCTGGCGTGAAACAGTTCATGAAGATAATAAAAGAGATGAAATCTTTCGAGTTCATAGACTTCATACAAGAAGACATCGTACGAAGTAAGCTAGTCAAAGAGTATATCATAACTAAAGATAGACTGGGAATAAGTGTTTAAGCATAACTTCTTACCTAAAGTAGAGCTAGTCGCGACTAGCACGGAAGAGGGTAGAGTGTACTTGACTCCAGAAGGAAACAAGTATCGCTCAGTCACTACCATCATAGGAGAAGCTTCTGACAAGTCGGGTCTTCATGCATGGAGAAAGAGAGTAGGAGAGAAAGAAGCGAGTAAGATAGCTGGCCTCGCCGCTAGCAGAGGTACCGCTGTTCATAAGATATGCGAGAAGTATCTTCTTAATGAAGAAGACTATGCGAAAGATGCGATGCCTACTACTATATCGATGTTTAAGAATATCAAGAAGATCCTTGATACGTGTGTCGGAGACGTCTATGGCATCGAATTTCCTCTATACTCCGACACACTCAAGACTGCGGGTCGTTCAGACTTCTTAACCAGTTTTGTCGGGATAGATTCTGTAGTAGACTTCAAGACATCTACACGTCTAAAGAAGAAGTCTTTTATCTTGAATTATTTTCTTCAATCTGCGTGTTATGCTCTCATGACAGAAGAGAGGACAGGACTCAAAATTCCTCAGATAGCTATTATAATAGCCTGTGAAGAGAATGATACTCCTCAAGTCTTCATAGAGAAGACAGATACTTATAGAGACAGAGTAATAAAGTTATTCATGGATGCCCAAAAAAAGAAATAATATTTCACATTTTCTAGTGTACATTGCTTATGATAAGAGATATAATGATCTTATCGAACGGTGAATAAACCGTTTAACAAGCAAAAGAGAGTTAATTATGGCACATATGATTGAGATGAAGAACGGCGAGGCTTCTATGGCATATGCCGGTCAGACGCCCTGGCACGGCTTGGGTAAGGAAGTTCCGGCAGACTTGACGCCCGCGCAGATGCTTAAGGCTGCCAGTCTAGACTGGCAGGTTCGTAAGGTTCCCGCTTACGTAGAGCTTAACGGTAAGCGAGTCAGCATCGGCGAGTCTGCGCTGGTTCGTGACGAAGACGATAAGATCCTAGACGTAGTGACGAACGACTGGAATCCGGTTCAGAATCAGGAAGCTTTCGAGTTCTTTAACGAGTTTGTCATGGAAGGCGACATGGAGATGAACACGGCCGGATCGCTTCGTGACGGTCAGATCGTGTGGGGACTCGCCAAGGTCAAGGAGTCTTTCGAGCTCTTCAAGGGTGACAAGATCGATTCTTACTTGCTGTTCTCGAACTTTCACAGGTTCGGCTTCGCTACCGACGTTCGTTTCACGCCGATTCGTGTGATTTGTAACAACACCCTCACGCTCTCGCTGAGCTCGAGCGTAGAGCGCATGGTCAAGATCAGTCATCGTACTAAGTTCGATCCCGAAAACGTCAAGGTTATGCTCGGCGTCGCTAAGACGAAGCTTAACACTTACAAGGACATGGCTAAGTTTCTTGGTTCGAAGAAGTACTCTGCCGATGCAATGATCCAGTACTTCAACAAGGTGTTCCCTCGTACGTCGTCTAACGATAAGACTGCCGACACTCTGTCGCGTAACGCCAACATGGCTCTCGGTCAGGTAGAAGTTCAGCCGGGAGCGGAGTACGCTCGTGGTACTTTCTGGCAGCTCTTCAACGCAGTGACTTACGTCACCGATCATAAGCTCGGCCGATCGGCCGACACCCGGCTGGCTTCGGCCTGGTACGGGTATAATCGTAACCTGAAGACTAAGGCTCTCGAGACTGCAGTCGAGATGGCCAACGCAGCATAATCTGAGAGACGATACTTTTTTATTTTCCATATCGTTTCTCTAATCGAGGGTGGTCAATGACCACCCTCTTCTCTTTTCAAGGACATACATGAACGTCTCGCTCGTCATCGTAGATGATTTCTATACGAACCCGGATGAAGTTAGGAACTTCGCGCTGTCTCAGTCTTTCGACGTGAAGGGCAACTTTCCGGGTGCGAGGACGAAGTCGTACTTCAACGATGACATGCGACTCGCCATAGAACGAGTAATGCCTAGATACGTGAACAGGATCGTCGATCAGAAGCTAGAGTATAACGGATCTTTTCAAGTAACCACTGCTTCTGATAGAACTTGGATTCATAGTGATCCTAATAACATGTGGGCCGGAGTATGTTACTTGACTCCTGACGCTCCTCACACCGGCGGGACCGGGCTGTTTAGGCATCGTGCTACTGGAGAACATCATAAGATTACTACTGATCATGAAGGATACGACTATACTAAATGGGACCTGTTCGATCGTGTAGGAAACAAGTACAATCGTCTCATAGTCTATAGGGGCGACTTGTTTCATGCAAGTCTAGACTACTTCGGAGAAGATCTTAAGTCTGGAAGGTTGTTCCAGACGTTCTTCTTTAATACTATCAACTACTAATTAGTATACATCCTATCATGTTTATGGTATAATCAGTTATACTGTGGAGATATGGAATGAGTAAGAGACACACGATTGACAGAAAGTTCAAGCGTAACAAGAAGCCTCGTACGACACGTACCGAAGAGTATATCATCAACTCTAAGTATCTTGGAGCTGAGCCAGTACCTCCTCTAGAAGAGCTTACAGACTCTCAGCTAGGTAAGATGTATAACTGGTACGCTTATATGCATACAGCCGCAGACGCTAGAGAATACGCCGTAGACTACTTGAATTCTATCGGACAGAAGAAGTTCGCCGACGCCGTGTCTCGAGTGTCTGATACTTCGTTCCCGACTACTGCGGGCTGGATCTGTCGTATCATGCACCGCGGTGGAAAAGTACCAAGTCGTACTAAAGAGTTCATGATCGATCGTCTTAACGTGGCGATGGGCAGGGTTGTAGAAAAGATTAAAGAAGAAGTCAAGAAGCCACCCAGGCAACACGTGGATGTTCAAGCTAATATTAGAGAACGCGCGCGTGACATCATCGGCGGCATCGAACTGCTTATAGATCAGGGCAATACTTTCTCTGTGTATGAGTACCTACAGAAGAACGAGATTCCGGCGACTTACGCTCCGTATATAGTTTCTTATTACAGTAAGATGGTCATCGAGCTCGATGAAGTCTTAACCGAGCCGGATCATGATCTGAAAGAAGCTTACAAGAACTTCGATCGATCACAAATAAAAGAAATGCTAGAGTTCTTTCTTCGTCTAATCGAGGAAGCGGAACGCTACGGATCTAACGCCAAGAAAGTTAGGAAGATCGATCGTAAGCCTAAAACTGTCTCGATCGAGAAGCTTCTTAAGAGATTCAAGTTTAAGAAGAACGATCAAGAGTATAAGCTGGTATCCATCAATCCTCAAGAGATCATGTCTGCTTCAGAGCTGTGGACTTTCAATACCAAGTACAAGTCGTTGACTGTATACAGGGCGCAAGACCTTGGCGGGCTCGGTATCAAGACAGTTAATATTACTGGGTATAACGCGTCGACTTCTTCGACTAAGAAGCTTCGTAAACCAGAAGAGACGCTTAAGAGAGTACTAGAGGGTTCGAAAGCTTCACTGAAAAAGCTGATGGATGATCTTAAGACTAAGCCCGGCCGCTTGAATGGGCGTATCAGTACAGACACGATACTCTTAAGAGTAATAAAGTAAGAGGCAAATTATATGTTCGAACCAGCAAAAGACTGCTCGGCAGAAGACTGCCGAATCATTGACAACGGTTACGGTACTACTACTTGTATGTACTATCCTCCCGTGTACGACAAGCACGGGAACAACTTGAATCCTGATATGAACTCTACCAGCTATCCTAAGAAATGTATCACGTGCGGAAAAGAATGGGTAGAAGTTTGGAGAAACGGTCAGAGATACAGTTAAGTCTACTGACTTTATAAAGCTCGTAAGAGCCATAAAATATTTGTTTACATTCACGCTAGAGAGTGGTATTATATACTCATGACTATACACTATGAGTTCCCTAGGAATGTTACTCTCGATGAAGTTCGAGAGATCGTTCGTGATAATCCGAACTTCTATATCGTCGATCGTTGGAGAGAAGCATATGCAACTGAGTAATAACATACCAATTTTTTTAATGCTGGTCGGTCTTCCCGGTACCGGTAAGTCGACATGGTTGACTAACGACTATCAAGATGTTCCGTTCGTCGACTGTGTTCCGCTCTCTACTGATGCCGAGATCGAGAAGATGTGCGCCTCTCAAGGAATTGCGTATGATCAAGGCTTTAAACTCTTCATTGATCAAGCCCAAAAGATCGTAAACCAGAAGATGTCTAATGCCATTAAGAATCGTTCTGACATCGTTCTAGATCAGACCAACCTAACTCGTAAGAGCCGCGCGCGTAAGATGGCTCAGCTTCCTAAGACGTATAAAAAAATTGCGATCTTTTTTCCTGTTCCTGATGACACTGAGTGGAAGCGGCGCCTTGCCTCACGCCCGGGCAAGTGTATTCCGCAGTCGGTATTGGATGAGATGCGTGCCAATCTTGAAGTACCGGCCCTCGACGAGGGGTTTGATGAAGTAGTTGAAATAAATAATATGGCGGTTGGTGTTAATCGGACGTAACGAGGACGATGGACACGAATATTTTTCCGATTTCTATTCGTGGCCGACGCAATGGCAGGCGAGCATCATAATCGTTCCAACCGATTGAAAGGTTAATAGCAATGAACATAAACAAGAACAAGTTTCTTCTCGACGTAGAAGAGATACGAAAAACACTCGATATATCGATGATGGAAGCGGTCGTGTACTGGTGCGAGGCTCGTTCCATAGAAGTAGAACTCGTAGCGCATATCATTAAAGGAAACAAGACTCTCAAGTCTAAGATTAAGGCTGAAGCAGAGAGCATAAACTATCTCCGTAAGAAGGGAGCCAGGCTTCCAGTATAAGGGTATAAATATCTCCGACTAACTCTCGGAGACCAGTATGAAGTTGACGGTAAAAGGCAAGCCGCCAAGGAAGCTCAAGAAGAAGCTGGTTGAAGAAGCCGTAGTCTATTACTCGGAGAAGATATTCAAGAAAGCTCTTAGAAAGAAGCTTAAAATTCTCATAGAGTTCATAGATCTTCCTGCAGATCTGATGGGTGATTGCCCCTACTACGATCCTATAGAATACAAATATAGCTATAAGATGTTGATAAACAATAAGCTTGGTTTTAGACCATGTTTATCGACCATAGCTCATGAGCTAGTTCATATTAAGCAATATGCAAGTAGAGAATATGTTCGTATGAGCTTCAAAGACAAACATATAGTAAAATGGAAAAATAAGAAATACAACTTTGATAAGATAGACTATTGGGATCATCCGTGGGAGATAGAAGCTAACGGAAGAGAACTGGGCTTATATATTAGGATGATTAATCATATGATCGAAGAAGGAAGGGTGTGATGAAACGTTTAGACATGACTTACGACGAGCTGGTCGAATACATCGAAGAGCTAGAACGAGATAAAGCTTATCTGAAAGACGAACTCTATAGTCTGGAAAATAATCTAGACGACATCGAAGAGAGTGAATATTCATACCAAGCGCTTAATACGGCTGTCTATAATCTATATCTTAGTAAGATTACTCTTGCACCTGCACTTTTCGAGCAAGAGATCAAAAGCTTCTTTATTAACATGATTAATAAAAGAATATGACGCCCTACGAGTGTTACGTCTTATACTTGGCGCTGAAGAAGCACTTCACGTCAGAGAGCTACGACTATTTTAAGTATAACGGCAAGATCAGGGCTTCTAGGGACAGCTTCGAAGCTAGACCAGACAAGATCTTCTTTGCCAAACTTTCTAAGAAAGAAGATCCTATCGGTTTTCTTGTAGCCAACTTCATAGATAACGAAAAAGCCTGGATAAAAGAACTAGCTTATTCTGAGCCGGCGCAGAATCGATATCAAGAATGGATGAAGAAGAAACAGTCTCTTTCTTATGTGTTTAAGCAGGATCTAAAGAAACTTGATCCGGCATTTGACAATAACCTCTTAATAAAAGAGAACTCTCATCCTAACCTGTTAAGACTCTTTTTAAGTAAAGAGATCTGTATAGAGACTCTAGCTATACTAGTTACAGTGTCTGGCTGTAAGCAGTATTGGGATAAGAGTATGTCCTACGATCCGGTGTGGGAACACGTATCAAAGAAGATAATGAAATATATTCCGTTCTTAAAACTAGATAATCAGAAATATAGTAAAATAGTAGTCGAAACATTCAGGAAGGGAGCATAAATAATATCGCGGGGAGTCCCTGCACTAATACTGTTAATACAAACAATACGGAGAATACAATGGACTTCAAGACACTAAAGCGTAATTCCGAGTCTTCACTCGGCAAGCTCACTGAAGAGCTCAACAAACTCAACACAAAGCAGGAACGAAAGAACGACGAACGGTTCTGGGTACCGTCGGTCGACAAGGCTGGCAACGGCTACGCAGTCATTCGGTTTCTTCCAGCCCCGAACGGCGAGGACGTTCCGTTCGTTCGCATCTTCGATCATGGCTTTCAGGGACCGAGCGGTTCTTGGTACATCGAGAACTCACTTACTACTCTCAGTAAGAAAGATCCCGTCTCGGAGCTCAACTCGTCTCTATGGAATTCTGGAGTAGAGTCCGATAAGGACGTAGCTCGTAAGCAGAAGCGCCGCCTTCATTTCATCTCGAACATCTACGTCGTTACTGATCAGGGTAAGCCGGAGAACGAGGGTAAGGTATTCCTCTTCAAGTACGGCAAGAAGATCTTCGATAAGCTCAACGAAGTGATGAACCCCGAGTTCCCTGACGAGAAGCCTATGAATCCGTTCGACTTCTGGACTGGAGCTAACATGGCTCTGAAGATTCGTAACGTAGAGGGTTATAGAAACTACGACAAGTCTGCTTTCATGACTTCTGGTCCGCTCTTCAAGGAAGACTCGAAGATGGAACAGATCTATAAGCAGGAGCATGCTCTTCAGCCGTTCCTCTCTTCCGAGAACTTCAAGACTTATGAAGAGCTAAAGGAGAAGCTGCAGCGGGTGCTTGCACCCGCTGCAGAAGATCTGGCTCGAACGGCTGCTGAGATGGACTCTCGGCCGGCTCCTAAGTTTAAAGAAAAGCCGGCGCCCGCTGCAGAGTCTCTCGATAGTTCAGACGACGAGGGATTGGAATTCTTTAAGAAACTTGCTGGAGACTAAGCAATTAAAAGGGGAAGCTTCGGCTTCCCTTTTTTTTATCTACCGAACGCGTATCCGGCAGGGTTCATTCCAGCTCCGACGTTAAGATCGAACAGCTCTCTGAGAAGGTTGCTGCTAGGCATTGCAGTAGGTACTTGATTTCTCGAGTAGTTGTCTGGAACGAAGTTCGGGTTCGGCGCGTCTCTGTATCCTCTGTTCTGTTGAGCAGAACCGCCGATGGCTCTCGTTAGCCCACCTATGAGATTGCCGATGTTACCCATGGATCCTACCATGCTCATCAACGGCCCTAACGGACCGGCTCCCAGCTGACTCCTGAGACCTCCTATAGGATTGGGTAGACCCATACCCAACGGGCCCTGAGCCATCATGGCGGGGCTCCCGGGAGCTCCCATGAAGCCTCTGGGACTAGCGGCTAAGTTCGATATCGAGCTAGTTCCCGGCGCTACTCCACCGGCTCCGGAGATATTCATACTTCCTGCAGCAGGCGCTCCTGTCGGTTGAGCTCCTGCGTCGCCTCCTCCACCAGCGCCGGCCAGCTGAACATGTACAGGATCCCAGCTAAACGGAGCAGCTAAACCGTGTTTTCTTAAGATTCCCTTCCTAGACATGTCTTGAGCTTGTGCTGGACTTAGATCGATGGCCTTTCCTTGACTGTGCAGTGAACCACCGCCTCCGCCGGGCACGTCATACGTACGGCCGTTTATCGTAACTTTCTGAGCTTGTTTCGGCGGAGCAGCTCCTATGACTGTAGGATCTCTTAGTATATGACTTCTTACCCACAATTCTGCTTGATACTTATCGTCTCTAAATCCTGAGTTTATAGCGACTGGTTGTCCGTACTCTTGTATAGCAGCTGCTAGCTTATTAGCAAATTCTGGGTCTAGCTTATCTACGTTTACTCCAGAAGCTATCTTCACGTTAGGAAGAGAACTAAGAGCAGCCTGATTTGCTACTCCGGCCGGAGGCGATGATACACCGTACGTACCGGGATCCGGAGCAGTAGTAGCCGGACCGGCCGCTGCTTGAGTTGCTGCAGCTGCAGCTGGTATAGGAATAGCTCCAGACGTAGCTCCCATGGGAGCTGGAGGAGCTTTTAACGGTGTTGTTTCCGGAGTAGCAGTGTCTGGGCCGGCTGTAGGAGTCGCCGCCGCAGTTCCTGCTTGAGAAGCTCCTTTTTCTACCGGAGAATTGACATCTATTCCCATACTAGCAATAACAGAACTTAGATTTTTTAGATAGCCAGGTTCTGAATTATAACCAGCTTTTATAAGCATCTGTATAGCTTCAGCCGGAGTCTTAGCGTTCGCATATTTTGAAGCCCAATGCTGTACGTGTTCTTTACGACCGTCTTCTCTAGTCTGATAAGCTTTGAATTTAAGAGAGTTTCCAGGAAAAGTTTTTCCCGGTTCAGAAGCAGTAGCAGTCTGACCAAATTCGTTATTTAACGTGTTGGCTATAGTACTATTACCCCATCCAGATTCTAGAGCCCATTGAGCCGCTGTTATAATTCCTCCCATAGAATCGCCGAAACCCGCAGCCTGTTTTGCTATAGTATCAAATTTTTGTTTCGTGTTTCCGTCTACGTTCTTAGATGGTTTAATACCAGAGACGTCGTCATCCGTTCCTCCTACAGCTCCTCCTACGCCGCCACCAGTTATTTTACTAGCGTCTGATGTCGGTTTTGGAGGCCTGACTCGCGCCGCATCTATCTCAGTTCTTGCTTTTGTTACTGCAGCAGATTCTTGGGGCCCGCCTGTTCTCATCTGTTTAACAGTTAAATCTTCTCCCCTAGCAATTTTTTCTAAATTTTCTTTTCCATATCTCTGTACATCTTTAGGAGATCCTATTTCTCCTGATAAGAGTTCTTTTGCAAACTGTGCTTTATCCGGTCTATCTAATAATTCTTGTAGTTCAGCGTTCTGAGGAGCGATATCTGTTAGTCCTTCTTTCATCGCTCTTTTATGAATCGGCTGTAACTTTTCTCTAAAATCTTGGCCAAATTCTTCTTTAGCCTGTTCTGACAGTTCATGAGCACCATACCCTCCTACTGCTATCATAGCAATAGGTAATAATGTACCAGCAGCTAATTCACCAGCAGCTCCTAACGCTGTACTAGCTGTGCCTAGCAACCCTTCAGTAGTTAATCCAGAAATTAATCCATCTACTATGCCACTTATTAAGCCTCCACTTCCAGAACTTCCAGAACTTCCAGAACTTGATATTTTTTTATCTAATGAATCTATCTTATAGTCCATGGAGCCGAGCTGAGTCATCATAACGTTCATGAGACCAGTATTCTTTTCAACCACGTTCAACATATTATTGACATTGTAGTTGATCATCCCGACAGAAGCGGACAATCTTCTGACTTCGGCCCCAGTATCTTTGATCTCTTGAGCAGCAGTTTCTGGTAGACCAGCCGGCTTAGTCTTAGCTTCGTACTTACGCGGGGATGTCGAGTTAGACTTTACTGCCTTCATAATTGTGTCCATAGTCTTGGACACGCCGCCGGTAGTTCCATTGCCAGCTTCGCGAGCCATGGCTTTCATGCCATCTTCGGGCTTTTTAATATCTTGTTTTACGTCTTTGACTTCTGGAACTGGTTCGGCCATTAACCCGTACTTCTGTTACGTTTTTCTTGTTCTATATTAAACTTCTGAAGCATATCGACATATATGTCAAGCTCGAACGGCATAAGATTATCTAAGTCACTTAACGAGTATTTATGGTGCTGAGCTAGCGCGAAAGTAACTTTATAAAAGTTCTCTAGCGTGTTATGACTCAGCGCAACGTAAAAAAATCAGTTAGAGACTTAAGCTCGATTCTCCTGTCGTTTCCCATAGAGTTCTTATATGAGATAACGTACTCCATGTTAGGAACATTATTGAGGAAGTTTTGAATCTTCTCGAAAGTCTTAGTATCTACGCTGTCCAAGAACGCCTCTAGTTCTTCCTTGCTATGCGTCTTAGGATCGAATAGCTTGTCGCCCTGATAGATCTTGTCTATACACCTGACGATAAGCTCGAATAGCGCGTCTTCCTTTAACTGAAGAAAGTTCTTATCGTCGTACATCTCGGCCGACGGGTATTTCATGATGATCCCGGTCTTGTCATCGATGGCTATCTTGTTATCGATATCATCTGGATACTTCATCTTGACTTGATTCAAGTCGACTTTAAAGTCATAGCTCTTATCGTCTTCGTTATCTCGGAAGCTTAGTTCTACTATGTTACTGACAGAGTTAGCTCTGATCTTAAGGAACAAGTACTCTAGGTCGAATATCGTGAACTTATTCACGTCGATGTTATCTACCATGCAGCAGTTGTTTACGATCTGCTTGATAGCTGTTAAGATGTCGGTCGGATCCTGACTGGCTTTTGCCATGAGAAGGATCTTCTCTTCTTTGACTAAGAAGGGTCTAAAAGAAAGAGTCTTCTTAGTAGAAGGAACTTCTAGGCGAAACGTAGGGTGTTGTATCTTAGGTAGTGTCATAGCGAAACCTCAATTAGTTTTGTTTAATGATTCTTAGCCGGAATGCGAAGGAATGCCTAATCTATATGGTACTCCCGCTTGACTCGAAGCATCTTGCTGAGTAGTATTCATGATCTGCCAGTCACGGAAAGCAAACGTTACAGTTATTCTCATTAGCTGGTTGGTCTCTGCCCAAGACAGGTCTATGTCGTTCATATTCACAGGAAACGCGTCGGCGAGCTGGACTGTAGTATATGTGTTTCCTGTCTGGTCGTATATGTAGATGAATATAGGAACCGAGTAGTCCATTCTATAGTTAGATCTGTAAGTAGAGTAGTTTCCGCTGCTAGCAGATCCGTAGTTTCTTGGTGTCTTCTCTTCGAACGAGAAAACATTATTTAGCCACGTGTAGAAGAAAGACCAGACTATGTTCTGTGTGTCAGCAAGAAAAGTTATAGAAGTATCTGTGAAGTTGGCGTTGTTAGGATACTTCTGTATAGGGCCTATACCGTACCTGTTGTTCTGTGTCAATCCTATAGCTACACCGGGGGCTCTTACTGACTCAGCCCTAAATTCTATTAGCTTGCCTAGAGTAGGCAGCGGTATCCTGGTGTTATTAACGAGCATCTGCGCATTGCTCATGACTCTAGGCATGGGTATATTGACGAAGAACTTGTTAGTAGGAAGAGCTCCGAATTGTCCGATATGCTGCTTGTATTCGCTGATGTTAAACGGCATTTTCTCTTATTGTCCTGGCGCTTTCGTTCTGTACGTAAGTCTTGCTCTTCTTGACGAATCTTTCTGTCGGTAGCATTAATGCTTTATCCCAGTTATCTGGATCTATGTATAAAAATTTCTTGAGTACATGAATATTCAAGTATCTCTTCAGACACGGCTTAAAATATCTCATCCTTGAAGATGATTCTAGTATCTGATATGTCAGTCTTAGCCTCGTCGTCTGATCATTATTCTTATTATTTATAGTAGTATATAGAGCATCCATGAGATTTGCTCTGAGTCTTTGAGGAAGATAGTGCAAGTTTATTCCTAAGAACCCGTCGCCATACAGCTTTACCGGAAACACGAGAGGAAACCTATCGTAGTACGGCAGCGTCTGTTTTAGTTTGGGATCATAAAAAAACATGAACATCTGACCTATATTTTGAACCACTAGCCTAGTCCGGATGTTCTTCGGGTCGTTTATAAGCTTATTTTCATTGATCTGCTTTATCTTTGCGGATTCTGCGCGATACCAGCTCTTGGCTCCTGAAGCTTGTACTTCGTTCTTAGCAGCTTTTTCTGCCAAAGTCTGAAAGATATAGGCTACCACTTGATACCTAACTCTTTTTCAGTCATTATTTTGAACTGCCACTTACGATCCGCACAGAACTCTTGTGCAGCTTTCCACTTGGCTTCGTTCTTACCCCACTCGTATACTTCTTGTATATACCTGCGCGTCAATTTTCCCGGATGCTTTGGAGGAGAAGTCTGCTTAGCCGGCTTTATCTCTACCATGATCGTAGCTACTGTCCCGTTCTTATCTCTCTTCTTTACTACGAAGTCTGGAAAGTATCGATGAATTTTTCCATCTACTGGTGATCTATAGGGTATCGCCAGCTCTTCGGACTGCCACAGTATGACGTCCGGATGCTGGTCTAGATAAGACATAAACTTGCATTCCCACAGAGACCTGTACACGATCTGCATGGGATTGCCCTTATACTTCTCGGGGTGTCTGGGCTTAAAGAATCCTTTGTATGACATGGTTCTATTTATGAGCTATAAATAAGTAAAGATTCTCTCGTATAAAGAAGAAAGAACAAATGGCAGGACCAACACCTTTTGATCCCCGAGCTGCAATTGCAGAAAAACTGGTAGATTTAGGAATCGGCGCAGTGCGAGTTGCAGCAGGAGCTTTAATAGCTGCTCCTTTTGTTGCTAGCGCTGTAATTAATAGTCGTCCATTTAAGAATAATCTTTTAGGATCTAATCTTACGTTTCCATCTGATCTAGATCAATACGGTATAGCTATGTCTTTTGATTTCTATCAGTATACCAGAAGATCTATGTTTAATCAGCCGTTCATGAAGCCCCAAGGAACAATAAAGCTTCCTGTTCCGAAGTCTCTTCTAGAAACGTTTACTCAGTCTTGGGAAGAAACTTCTGAAAACCCCGTAGTAGGCGCGGCTATCGAGAATATGCAAAACGGAAACGGAGCTTCTCTTACTCAAGGAAGCTCGTCACAATCCAGTATAGGAGATACTGTAAGTTGGGCTCTCGGTGGTCTGGGTGGAGCATCAGGAGGTATAGCAGTTGGTGCAGCAATAAATACAGCCGAAAAACAAATTCAACAGGGTGCAACTGCATTAGGCATAGACGGTCTTACTTTGAATCAAGCTATACAACCGTTGGGACTAGCAGTAAATCCGTTCCTGACCGTGATGTTCAAGCAACCGAACTTTAAAGAGTATCAGTTTAACTGGAGACTCATAGCCAATACACCAGAAGAGTCCAATATAATACAGGCTATACTGACTATGTTTAAGTATCATCTTCTACCAGATTTTCCTAAGAGTGGATTTAATGTCGGTACACTGTTGAACTATCCGGATATAGTTCAGCTTAGTTTCATGCCAGAATCCGACTATCTCTTTAAGTTTAAGCCGTGCGTCATAAAGAGTTTTTCTTCGAACTACGCTCCCTCTGGTCCGTCGTTCTTCAAGGGTCAGTCTAACGTTCCCACAGAAGTAGAGATGTCCATGAATCTTCTAGAAATTGAGTACTGGTCTAAGAACGACATCAATCAATCTTCTATAGCATACACTGGCCCAAGATCTTAAACATGTCAGAAAAATATTTCGATAAGTTCCCTCTCATATCGTATAACGGTCAAGTAGTCGTAAACATCACTGAACGGACCAGTATTCGCGATAACGTGCTGAAGAATCCATACGTGTTCTATCCGTACGACTTACAGAACAACGAGAGGCCCGACCAGATATCAGACGTTCAGTACAACGACGAGTATCTCAGCTGGCTCGTCTATCTTTCTAACGGTATTACCGATCCGTACTACGACTGGTATATGGACGCCGACACTTTCTTTCAGTACCTTACTCAGAAGTACGGGTCTATAGAACTCATACAGCAGCAAGTAGCTTTCTATAGGAATAACTGGTATAACGACACCGCTCCCATCACTGCTTCGCAATACAACAGCTTACCAGATATATCTAGAGTAGATGTCAATGGAAAAATCTTTATAGACACTGCCAAGAAGTACTTCGTACAAGATCAGATAGTCAATAACGTCCCTATCACATACGCAAGAAAAAGAATAGACGATAGGCTAGTTACTAATAGAATCATAAGATATGATGTGACGACTGGAAACAGCGCGTTTACTGAGAACGAGATCGTCCGAGTAAATTTGGCATATGCTAACTCTGGCACACACTATCTCTCGGCCGGCCAGGGTCAAGTAGTAGTCTCTAACTCTTCTTCCGTGACTATACAGAGCACTAGCGGCTACGTGAGAGAATATCCAGGCGGTTATACGCCGACGTCTGGCAGCTTCATATACGGCACGCAGAGCGGGTCTAACTGTTCTGTATCTTCTACGATAACGTCTCTGGCGAATAACATATCTCTTGCAGAGACTATATACTGGGAGCCAGTCACTGTATACGACTATGAAGTCGAGAAGAATACCATCAATAAGACGATAAGAATGTTAGATCCTTCTTTTACACAAGTCGTATCAGACCAGCTGGCCAATCTTCTTACCGGTAAGTAAGTCATGGCTCTAAGCAATTCGTATCAACCCGGCGACTTTGTAATAAACAGCATGTCTATATCCGGTAAAGCTATAACATCTGGTTTCATATCGGCTTCGATATACGAGAGCATATTCATGCCGTGTGTCGTAGCAGAAATAAACGTTAGAGACAGTGACGACGCTCTTTTCGGCAACCTGAATCTTTCTGGAGGAGAGCCGTTCGTTATCTCTTTTTCTGTTCCGGGCGGTCAGCGAGTCACTTACAACATGCTAGTGAATAAGCCAGAAGACGCAGAGCCGGGTATAAGTTACAAGTCTAAGACCATAAAGCTGATATGCACTTCGCAAGAAACATTCTATGCCTCTGGAGGCGTCAGCGTCCAGGGATACATACAGAAGAGCTACCAGCAGAAGCTCATATCCGACATAGTAAAAGACGTGCTGACCAGCTACTTGAACACCACGAAGAAGATAAACTTGGAACCCACCAAGGGCCCGCAAAACTTGCTGGCGCAGAACGAGAAGTGCTGGGAGTTCATAGATCGTATACGTCGCAGAGCGGCGTCTAGCACTAATCAGTCTTCGAGCTACGTCTTCTTCGAGAATCAGAACGGGTTCAACTTCGTTACGATCGAGAGCATGTTCAAAGGATCTCCTCTTAAGAACTTCGTAGTAGATAACACGGTCGGCGCAGACATGACAAAACTGACCGACACAAATATATTCGCGTACGAGCTGCCTCACGTGTTTAACGCCGTAGATCGTATCAGCCGTGGTACTATAAGTTCTAGGACTTCTACGTTTAACTTCGAGACGAACGAGTATAAGCAGAATACGGCCAGTAAGCCCGGAGCTTCGGACACGTCTGGCGGAAAAGGAACCTGGAACAATAATAGCTTCAATAACAAGTTCGGTAAGTATCCGGGAAGATCTTCTGTATTGCCGTACGACAACAGGAATCCTATAACCAACATTCCAGAGACTACACCGAACCAGCTGTCGTATTCCGGCGAGCTCATGCAGAACCTCATAAAGCTCAGGGTGTTCGGTGATCCTAAGCTCTATGCTGGCGGATTGATCTACGCGGCCATTCCTAGTCAGACGTCGACTACCGGCAGCCAGACCGGAGACAGAGACGTAGGAGGTAACATGGTCATAGCTTCTCTGCGACACATGATAACACCCGAGGGAGAGAGACCTAGATACTCATGCGTGTTAGAATGCTTGAAGGGTAATCCTACTAAATGACTGACAGAGCGCTCGGATCCGGCGAGAACAGATGGTACGGTAAAGTCGTCAATGTAAATGATCCTAAGCAGCAGGGCCGTGTACAAGTTCGCGTGTTCGGTCTTCATGACGACGTAGCTCGTATTCCGGACGCTGATCTACCGTGGGCTGCTCCTATCATACCTATAACACACGGAGCTTCTCTGGCGGGCGTGGGCAGTTCTCCAGTAGGAGTTGTCCCTGGAACAGTGCTCGTAGGAAGGTTCGCAGACGACGATAAGACGATCTTGTACATAGAAGGATCTCTTCAATCTGCCGGCAGTACAGTGCCGGGGCAAGTCGTGGACGGTTCTTACGTCTTAAATCCAACGAACAACGACATGGCCAGAGCCGCTCGTGGTCAAGATCTAAACTCTGCTCTTGGAGGAAAGAATTTAACTGCTTTGGCGGCCGCTGGTCTAAAGTTTGCATCTCTGTCGGCTGGCGTCGGTGTTCTTTCTTCTATACCTTCAAACCTTACTTCTACTTTGCTAACTCTCGATCCGTCGAACATGTCGGGCGCTCTGTCTGGAGCGCTTACGGGAATCAGTAAAATTCAAGCTATAGATGCATTTAGCTCTGTGTCCGGTTTAGCAGATATAGGTACGTCGAGCATAACTAGAGTACTCTCGACTGCTATGAGTCAGTTCGGCATAGGCAGCGTGCTTTCGGCGATTAACGCAATAAATCCAGCATCTCTATCACCGAGCGCTCTCACTGCGACGAACGGCGCGCTAAACAGTATAACGTCAACTTTCGCAGCCGGAGGACCTAATCCACTAGCCACACTGTCAGCTCCCGCGTTCAATCCGGCCGTGCTGAGCTTTCCTCAAGATAGCCCCCACTTCGCTTCTTCTCAGGCTCTGGTATCTCAGCTATCATCAATTAATTCTATGACGGGTTTTGGTTCTCTTGGCGGCATCGATGCGATGGCGGCGGTTCCGGGTGGAATAGGTCTAACACAGTCGCTCCTCAGCGACGTAGCAGCGACTTCTGCGATCTCATCTTTAGGTGCCGGACTATTGAGTGGAGGAGGGCTCGGTGGTAGTTTAAATTCTCTTATGAATTCTATACAGCTCGGCGGAATAAATGCTCTATTTGGTTCTAGTATAAAGAGTCTCGATCAGCTAGTCGCTCTAGGACCTTCTATAGTTCCGGGTCTATCTTCTCTCACGAGTGTAATTTCTTCAGTATCCAATATTAACTCGCTGATTTCCGATTTTGGAGGTCTAATACAGGCACCAAATATAATTCAAACAATTCTTTCGACTATGCTTTCTTCGCTAAAGTTAAGCGCTGGTACTCTAGCTTCTCAGCAAAAGTCTCCTCCTCTTCCTGTACCATCTACTACTACGGACTCTGAAGCCGCGACTACACCGGCTCCATCGCCTCCGTCTCTTCCGACTCCACAAGTAGGATCGGCGTCGCAAGACCAGCTTAACGCTGCTCTAAATCAAAACGAAGTATCCATGCAGCAGGAAGCGGTTAACGCTCAACTTGCCGCTCCAGAAGCTCCTCCGCTCGTCACAGAGAGTGAAGCTCTGGGTATACCGCCTCCTCCTGAGAACGACCCTAATGCAGAAAACGAAAATATCATGAAGCAGATCGGTGCTCAAGAAGAGACTCAGCAGCTCGCTGCCTTAGATTCTAGAAATGCAATTGCCGATCAGGTAGCTGCCAGAGCTGCTAGGAGAGGAAAGTAATAATGGTAAATGTTCCTATATTTGATACTATAACTGGTCTCTTTACGGGTAAGACTAAGACTCTATCGACTCCGTCTTCTGCTAATACGCGTACTCCCGGCACCACATACGCGTCTCAATACCCGTACAACTACTCACAGGTTACGCGCGCGGGCCACGAGATACATCTTGACGACACACCGGGAAACGAAAGAGTCAGGATCGCTCACAAGTCCGGATCATATACTGAAGTCTCAGAAGATGGTCGTAAGGTAGAGGTAGTCAGCGCGAACGAGAGCAAGACCGTAAAGCAGAGCACCACAATAACTATCGAGAAGAACGGCGACATCAAGATCGGCGGCGCAGCGCGCATAGTCGTAGGAGGAGACGCTCATCTCGAGGTCAAGGGAGACGTCAATCACGTGGTAGGCGGAAACTATAATCTGACAGTAGGCAAGAATTATAATCTTATGGTAAATCATGACATGAACTTTTTTGCCCAAAATAAAGCTACTTTTCAATCATTGAATGGTACTATAATAAGTGCTAATGTTGGAGACGTAGTAATAGGAGCACTAGCATCTGATGTTAGACTCGCAGCAGCTAAAGACGTTCTTGTTAGATCAGAAGGAGGAGATGTATCTGTATTATCAGATACAGGCAATTATTACGTTAATGCTAAAGGCGACGCTAAAATGTTTTCTGGAGAGGGCCAGGCCGGAATATATGGACTAAAAGGCTCTGCTGCAATTTCAGGTAACACATATGTCGCAATTAGAGCATCCGGTTCCGACAAACAAGATCCTACTGGCGCCAATCCTCCTGCCGGCGGAGAGTTGAGAATGTCTGGAAATGTCGTACAGACGTATGCTAAGTCGATTAACGCCTGGGATACGTATGGTGCCGGATACGTGTATAAGTACATCTCCGGTTCCTATAGCATTAAAACTTACACAAATGGCGTGCCGAGTACTTCTTCTTCTCCGAACCCGCCACATGTTCCGTCTACTCCATAATAAATAGCATCTAAGATGGCAAGAGCAGATTTCTATACCGTATCAAATAAGTCACAAGAATACTTCAGCGATTTTCTCGTGAATCTCGATAAGAGCCCCTTGTCTAACGACGTAGGACTGGTTACTAACGAAGACAGCGTGAAGCAATCGATTCGAGCGCTGGTCTTGACGAATCTCGGAGAAAGCCTTTTTCAGCCGAACAAGGGCAGCATAGTATATCGCTCATTGTTCGAGCCGTTCGGCCCGTTCGCAGCGTCTAGCATAAAGACGGCTATAGAGCAGACAGTGAAGTTCAACGAGCCTAGAGTTGCACTTCAGTCCGTCAACGTCATACCGTCCGAAGATCAAAATTCTTATACTGTAAACATCTATTTTAGCATGATAAATAATCCTAACCCGATATCTCTAGACCTCATCCTGCAGAGAGTAAGATAATAGAATGGCTGCATTTACGAATAATTCTGTAAACCTAGCCTCGCTAGACTTCGATACTCTCAAGAACAGCCTGACTTCTTATCTGGCGAATCAGAGTCAGTTAAAAGACTATAATTTTGCTGGCTCTAATATGAGCGTGCTTTTAGACGTTCTTACGTACAACACGTATCTGAACGCGTTCTACTTGAACATGGTAGCTTCGGAGATGTTCTTAGATAGCGCTCAGATCAGAGACTCGGTAGTATCACACGCCAAGATGCTGAACTACTTGCCTAGATCTTATACTTCTTCTACGACTACCATAAACGTGAAGATCCCGACTTCTAACGCGGTATCTTTTACTATACCGTCCGGTACTCCATTCGGTGGAAAAAACAATATAGGCAACTACACGTTCATAACTTCTTCTTCAATAACTCTTAATTCTGGAAACAATACTTTCGTAGCCAACAACTTGCCGGTATACGAGGGAACTTATCTTCAAGAATCTTTCGTGATAGACTACACGAATCAGACACAGCAGTTCCAACTTTCCAGCAATACTATAGACACTTCTAGTCTCACAGTAGTAGTCGTGGAGAACAGCGGAGCTAACATCACCGACTTTCAGTTTGCTTCTAGCTTATACGGCCTAGGACCGTCTTCTAACGTATACTTCCTTCAGGCTTCTACCGGAGGAACTTATCAGCTAGTATTTGGAGACAATGTCTTCGGAAGAACTCCGTTGAACGGCTCAGTGATAACGGTACAGTATCGTACTTGCTCGGGGTCTGATGCAAACTCCGTGGATACTCTAACAATAGAAACAGATCTGGGATCTCTTAACGGCACTGCTATACTCTCTGGACTCACTGTAGTCACAAACACTCTTACTTCTGGAGGAGCTAACGCAGAAGGGATAGAGTCTATTAGATACAACGCGCCCAGACATTTCCAGACTCAAGAGAGAGCTGTTACGACTGCAGACTATCAAGATCTTATATTGGAAAACTTTCCTGATATCGAGAGTGTCGGCGTGTTCGGTGGAGAAACTTCTACCGGCGCAGTAGAGTATGGAAAAGTATTCATCTCTACAACGACGTATTCTGGGACTCCATTGTCTACTTCTAGAAAACAAGACGTAGCTACTTTTTTATCTCAGCGTATGAATCTAGGAATAACTGCTGTTCTTATAGATCCTGACTACACTTATGTGACTCTATCTTCGAACGTACACGTAGATTTTACTCAGACTAGCTTGACACCAGCTGAGATAACTACCGCGGTGAAGCAGAGTATAACCAACTATAACACACAGTATCTACAGCAGTTCGGTAAAGACTTTAGACTATCTAATCTTATGACTGCTATAAACTTGACTGACTCTAGCATCATAAGTAATGAGACGAAAGCTTTCGTCTATAAGATACTTAATCCTCCTCTGAACGTCTCATCCACACTTACTGCAAACTTTAATTTTGCCATCACACCAGGCACACTGCTGACCAATCAGTTCGTATCCAACGGAACCAACTACGTGTATACAGACTATGTGCCTGGTGTGACCAATACGAACGGTACTCTTTATAAAGTGCTTCAGAATCCTGTCTCTAATGTAGTTAGCTACTCACCCGCCGGCACGATAAATTATACTACCGGAGCGGTGAGCATATCTTCTAACATATACGCTGCTCTTAACAACAGTATACTCAAGCTGTTCGCTCTTCCTCAGAATCAAGACTTATACAGCGTGAATAATCAAGTCATAGAGATAGACATCGCTTCTGGCTTAGTAGTAAACATAGTAAGCGGATAGTATGAACGTAGAAAAACTTATATCTCCGTTCATTCAGTCTCAGTTCCCAGAGTTCTATAAAGCTGAAGGACCGAACTTCATAGCCTTTGTCAAAGCGTACTTCGAGTGGATGGAGTCTACGGCTAACCCGTTGTATCATTCTCGAAAAATGTACGACTACTTCGACGTAGACAGTACTGACAGCAACTTTCTAACTTACTTCAAGAATAAATTTCTTCTTTCTTTGCCCCAGGGTACTGAAGTAGATCAAGCTACTCTGGTCAAGCACGTGCTAGATCTTTATAGGTCTAAGGGTTCTCCTAGATCTTACGAGCTACTGTTCAGGATCCTCTTCAACGAAGACGTTCAGATATACGTTCCTGGAAACGACGTCTTCAAACTTTCTGATAATCGATACGTCGTACCCAAGTACGTAGAAGTTACAGACAACCAGTATCTTTCTAGTATAATAGGAATGAGGATATACGACAGCTCGGGTTCCGGGTCCGCGACTCTCGATAACTTCTACACCAAGTCTGTGAACAACCAGCTAATAAACATACTCGTACTTAGCGACTTAGTAGGAAGCTTCAACTACGGCAACTTATTACTATGCGACGGCTTATATGTAGATGCTAACGGCGATACTATCACACAGTATCAATACGAGAATCTTCCTCCAACTTCTCAGAACGCCTATAGCTTGGCTATCAATAGTAACAACGCCCCCTATATTATAGGATCTCTAACTGCTATAGGGGTGACTAACGGCGGGTTCGGATTCGAAAAAGGAGACTTGCTCAATGTTCAGGGAGGTACTGGTCTAGGAGGAGTAGCTAGAGTAACTTCTACTAAAGATCAGAACGGTGAAGTATCTTTCGACTTGGTCTCCGGGGGGTTCGGGTTTTCTATCAACACTATACCCACCGTGTCTGGCGGAGCAGGAACCGGCGCCACTTTTAAGATAGGCGGTTTAACTAACAAGCAGATTTTTCATATAAACTCTGACATAATAAACGATTACTATAATACACAGTTGGACGTGTCTTCTGCCGGATACAACTTAGTACTAACACCTAACACAACACATGGTACGTTTAATGCAGGCGATACCATAATTTCTTCGGCGAACGTTCTTCCGTTAGACGTCACTTTAAAAGTAGCTAACAACCTAGCAGTAGGCGAGTCTCTTACAAACTCGGCTCTCGGTATAGCAAACTTGACAGTGGCTATATCAGACGGTTCTCTCGTAGTAGCCAGGCTCAACACCGGCGCCACTTATGCTAACATAGCTCCGGGAGTGACGCTCATAAGTAATACTACACAGTCTCAGATCACCGTCAACACAAAGTTTGCCGTACAAAATACAACGACTACGGCTACTATCATCTCTACTAACTCCACGGTCATAGTGGCAAATAACCTCACCGGTAACTACTTCTTTCCGGGATCTAGCGTAGTCGATTCGAACACGACCGCTAACGCTACCGTATCTTCTGTAGTTAGAGACACTAATTGGGCCTTTCCGTCAGTATTGATACCAAACATTCATAACTTAGACTCTTCGATGGGTCAAGTATTGACCACGTACGATATTACTGTTGGAACTATAACTTATTTGACGGCTATAAATCCTGGAACGGGTTACTCGTCGAACCCGACGGTGACCATCTTAGAACCGGCGATATATGACTTAAGGATTCCAGACGGTTCGGGTGGATACTGGGGATACGACGCAGATGTGAAGGCGACGGCTGGAAATCAAAAAGGCGTCGTCACGTCCGTAGCGATATACGACTCTGGATTCGGGTATTATCCCGATCAGAACATTAACTTAATATCTTCTAACTCGTTGAGCCAGAGCTCGGTATCCGGTACTACCGTTGTAGCTTCTCAGGGAATCGGCGTCGGATCTTTCGCGAACAGGAGCGGGTTCTTATCTGATACTCAACACTTACAAGATAGCAAGTACTATCAGGCGTACTCGTACGACATCATGGCGTCAAGGATGCTTTCGACTTATGAGACTTTCGTGAGAGACATTGTTCATCCTTCTGGCATAGCGCTATTCGGAAGCTATGTGGTGAATAGTATAGTAGCCACGGAAGAGCCATCACCTAGCTCTCTCGTATTCACACAGATAACACCATAAATATATCGAAATCACACAGAGTTGAATGATGGCGACAGTCACAGTAAACCAGATAATAGACACCATAAGCAATTTCATATCGAATGTAGAAGACACAAGCAAGTCTTACTACCTCTTCGTCGGAAAGCCGACTCCGTGGCTGAACTCCAACGGTCAAGTAGACGACAGCGCAGGAGACGTGCCAGCAGCGAACAACTCCGTAGAACAGACCGAGCTGTCTCTGTATCAAGACCTTAGCTACGGTAAGCTGATATTCAGTAACAACATCTCTTATATGATACCCAACTATCAGTGGACTAACAATACGACTTATGCGCAGTACTCACAGTACGACGGAAACTTGATCAACGAGAAGTTCTTTGTAGTCACTGATGCCGGAGAAGTTTATAAGTGTATATACAATAATAACGGCGCCAACTCAATAGTAAAACCTGCTCTTAATACTCCGTCCGGAAACTTTATTACGGTCGACGGATATATCTGGAAGTACATGTACACGATAAGCTCCATTGCGAATAGTACTTTCACTTCTAACACTTACGTCCCGGTCACTATAAACGCGAACGTGCAGAGCAACGCCGTACCCGGCACGATAGACTATCTGGCTCTCACTAACCCGGGGCAGGGATACGAGGTGTACGAAGAAGGATTCTTAGCGGCAGTAGTGAACAACTACGTAGTTCAGCTCCCGTCTACTTCTTCGCCGCAAGACAACTACTACACGGGATCTTCTATCTACTTGAAAGCCGGCGGAGGAGCTGGCCAGATCAGCAACGTCGTTAACTACTCCGGTACTTCCAAGCAGATACTAGTTAATCCTCCTTTTATTAGTTACGTCAACTTAGGTCTCGCAAACGTGACTAGCTCCAATGTCATAGTAGGAGACGTCGTAACTCAGAACTTAGTAAGCTTGTCTTATGTCTATCCAACGGGGTACTTCAACATAGGAGACACGGTGTACCAGTCCGTGTCCGGATACAACGGTGTAGTATCTCAGTCCAATTCTTCTGGTATCTTATTGCAGCCTAACACGGCTGCTTCTCAGTGGTCTAACTTATATTCTTATCCGATCTACGATACTTCACACGGCGGCTTAGCAGGAACCGGGACAGTAAGCGTCGTATCTGGTAACACCGTGGTGTCCGTGGTAGGTAACACGACTATCAACACTAGTGTGTTTGCAGTGGGTACTTACGTTCAAGTAGGAAACTCTGGCGGGCTGAATCAGTTCAATATAAGAAGAATCACGGCTTCTAACACGACTTCTATTACGGTTAATCCCGCTACTCCGTTCTCTAATACGCTAGTAGCCAACGTGTACTACTCTATACCGTACGCAGCCGAACCGTCTTCGCTCACTTCCATAGACCTGTCTGGTCAGGTAGTATATACGAACCTTACTGGTCAGAGCTTGAATATATCTAACACGACACCGGCGGGTGTTAACTTCATTCCTGGAGAGCTGGTTACTCAAGTAGACGTCAACAACGTGAATCAGGCCGCGAACGGAGTAGTGTCATTCTCTAACTCTAGTGTGTTGATACTCTCTAACGTCTCTGGAACGCTGACGGCGAACCTCTACATGCTCGGAGCTTCTTCTAACGCTAGAGCTTATATAGTATCAGTGAACTCATATCCTAACATAACAGTAACATCACCCGGCGGCGACTTCTTAGTCGGAGAAAATATAAGTATATACCCGACAGCATGCACTGTTCCAGTATCGTCTGCTACCGTAGTCTCTTACGCAATAACTCCTAACGAGCTGACAGAGTACGTGATATCACCAAAAGTCACCATCTCTGGAGACGGTAACGGAGCCGTAGCATACGCGTATGTCGATACTAGCGGAAACAATCTGTCTAGACAGATATCAGACATTGTCCTGATAAACAACGGCCAAAACTATACATACGCCAACATTTCTATATCTTCTAATAACTCTTACGGGTCCGGAGCTGCGTTAAGCGCCGCTATAAGCCCGGCTCTAGGGCACGGCGCGAACGTGTACTCCGAGCTGGGAGCCAAGTACGTCGGTGTATCGATGACGTTCGGCAACGGGTACTCGGAGAGCTATCGTTACCCGTTGTACGGGAGCTACAGACGTATAGGAATACTAGAGTCTCCAGAGTTCCAGCAAGTATACTTGAACTTGAGCTCTTTTACTACGCTTGATGTCGCAGTGTCTAACACTCAGTCTAACTCTTTCGCGGTAGGAGAGACGGTGTTTCAGCCCTCTACTAACGCTGCCGGTACCGTGCTCTATGCCAACAGCAGCTTCTTGCAGCTTACCGGTGTGCAGGCTACTCTTCACCAGTTCTCTAACACTAACAATAATAAGATAGTCGGCCTAACTTCTAACACAACGGCCAACGTTACTACGTCGAACATAGTATACTTTTCTGTATACTCAGACGTAGAGACACTAAAGGATAAAAATACTCTGTCGACTGGTACCATCACACAGGCAGTTACTAACACTACTATACAAGTCTCTAACGTTACCGGCCATATAAACACCGGTGATATAGTCTATGATCCTGCTACCAACGCTTCTGCTTCAGTAGTATCGATATATACGGCGAACGACACCGTGGATTCTTCGGCCAACTTCGTGCACAGTTTCGTACAGACTGGTAGGATCACTTTGACTTCTAACAACAGAGCATTTTCTCTGTACGAAACGGTGACTCAGGCGGTTACTAACGCGTACGGCACGGTAGTCAGTACTAACACCGACATAGACTTGGCTTTCACTTCTTCTAACGGTACGATATTTGCTGGTCAGACTCTTACTGACGCAAACACAGGAGCTACTGCCATTGTGACTTACGTGGCGAACAATAGCTACGTTAGATGTACGGCGGCCAACGGAGTCTTTATTATCGGAGACACTGTAACGAACAACCTAAATATAGGCGGAGCGCTGGCCGGAGTATATACTTCTCTGGTGCTGTCGGACGTAGTAGGTACTTTTCAAGTAGGAAACAATGCCGTGACAGGAGCGAGTTCTGCAGCGACCGGTGTTCCTTCTCTGGCAAAGTCTATAACGTATCCAGACTTGACTAGAAACAGCGGAAAGGTATTATACTTGGAAAATTTAACGCCTTTCACTAGGTCGAATACTTCGTCCGAGAAAATAAATATAGTAATTCAGTTCTAGAGGATTTAATGTCAGAGCTTCAAACAGATCTCTCTCTTAACCCGTACTTTGATGATTTCAATCCAGACTCTAATCAGTATGCTGTATTATTCAAACCTAGCCTTCCGGTACAGGTAAGAGAGCTAAATTCTCTACAGAGCATTCTTCAGGATCAGATAACAAAGTTTGGTAGAAACGTATTTCAAGAAGGGTCGGTAATCGACGGTTGTTCTTTCACTTTCGATAACAACTATACTTTCGTAAAGATAAACGACAACTACTCCAACGGCGCTGCTTTTACTATATCTGACTTCGTAGGAAGAGTCGTATACAATAAGAACGGTCTACAGGCTACGATCATAAACGCTACGCAGGGTCTATTATCTCAAGCTCCGGCTCTAAACACTCTATATATCAAGTATCTAAACTCTGGCACGTACTCCAATAGCGCTCAACAGAGCACGTTCGATCCGGCAGATACTCTCGTCATAGCTTCTACTGCAAACGTCGCCGTCGGAAACGTGGCTGTGGCTTCTAACACCGGGAACGTCTCCATCGGAAACGTGACGGGCTCTGCTTACGCCATGACGGTGACAGAAGGCACCATATTCAAGAAGGGATACTTCATACGATTCCCGACTCAGACTGCCGTGGTGACTCCTTACTCTAATGTTCCCGACGGGCTGTCTGTCGGTTTCGGCGTAATAGAGAGCGTCGATACTGCGCTGTCTAATACCGCTCTTCTCGACAACGCCGCCGGAGCTCCTAACTACTCCTCTCCGGGAGCTGATCGTCTAGTCCTTACTCCCAACCTCGTAGTAAGAGCTACTTCGAATACTTCGAATACCTCTGACTTCTTTTCGGTATGTGACTTCTCGGCCGGAAAGCCAGTCACGATTAAGAACGATCCTCAGCTCTCGTCTATAGGAAAGCAGCTGGCGCAGACGGTCTATGAGACTAACGGCGACTTCGTAGTAAACCCGTTTATACTCTCTGTCAAATCTAAAGTACCGTCGGATCCTCTCGTAGCTAATACACTAAATCTTATATCTTCTCCGGGCCTAGGATATGTAAAAGGCTATCGCGTAGACTTCTTGAATAATAGTTCCGTCAATCTTCGTAAAGGAACCGATACTGAATCTTTCTTACAGCATCAGACTTCGTTAAACTTCGGTTACTACGTGATCGTCTATCAGCTCGTCGGCGACTTCAATAATCAGAACCTGGCTCAAGTAGAGTTACATAACGACGCTAGGATGGCTGTATCGAACACGACTTATCTTGCTACATCTTACTCTTCTAGTAGCAAGATAGGAACGGCATACGTTCGCGGTATAGAACTAAATTCTGGAACTCCGGGATTCGACGCCACTTATCTCATGTATCTTTTCGACATCCAGATGTCTGCCGGTTACAGCTTTAGTCAGACTAAGAGCATAGTTCTTAATAACGGTGGAGGTACAGTCGGAGCTGTAGCAGACGTAGTCCTCACGTATAACTATAGTACTAACACCAACATAGCTCAAATACAAGAGATCATCAATAACACGAACATATATCCCTTTGGTCAGAAAGCTATAGTAGCTAACGGCTTCAATAATACTTCTTATATCTACAGGAACAGATCTAATACTACTTTCTCTTCGACCGGAAATACCACGATAACCATACCGGCGCCGGTAGGAACCGGCACGGAGAACTTCATCTATTCTGGAACGCTGTCTTACTCACAAGCAGGTTCTTTCGAAGTGATACCGACGATCAACGCTTATAGCTCGAACAACACCGGTACCGTGACTATCTCTAGCTCGGCGGCGGCTAACGGATCCAGCCAGATAGTCGGATCAGGAACTACGTTTACTTCGAAGTATTCTGCAGGAGACGTCATATACGTCAGCAATACTACTACCAGCGCTTACAGACAGATAGTATCTATAGTATCTGACACTTCTCTCTACGTAGACGCTCCGTTCGCCTCTAATACTTCTACTATGGTTCATCAAGAGTTTTGGCCGGCCGGACTTCCTATCCCGTTCGTCAATAGACCGAATCGTTCTATCTCGATATCAGGGACTACGGCTACTCTCAACTTAGGAACCACGACCAATGGAGCTTTCAATGTCTCGACTTACTATGACGTAGATAGATCTGCCACGGTTCCTATCAGTAAAGTAATTAATCGCGGCACTCTGGTTAGAATTAACTTGTCTAATAACGTCGGCGGCGTATCAGGACCGTGGTGCTTAGGCGTTCCAGACGTGTTCAAATTGAATCATGTATGGGTATGCAACTCTACTTCTGGTTATGTCAATACTGGAATAGATGCCGTCTCTTCTTTCAATCTAGACAATGGTCAGAGAGACGGGTACTACGGTCTTGGATACATAAGTTCTAACACCGCTCTTGCTAATACCACTCTGCTTCTCGTGTCTATCGATCATTTCACTTATAATCAGACGCAGGGAGTCGGGTTCTTTACTGCTAACTCTTATCCGATAGACGACATCAATACTTCTAACGCTGCTGCTATCACTACGGCTCAGATACCGGTATTCACTTCACCAACGAAGGGTACGACTTTCGACTTAAGAGACTCGGCAGACTTCAGGCCGTTCGCCGCCAACACGGCCGCCGCTAACAACAGCTTCGCTGCTAACAGCGTGAACGTCAATCCTTCGGCCGCGCTGACTTTCTCTGTCCTTTCTTCTGGAGCTCATTCGCCGAGCCCCAATTATAACTTTGTGACAGACCTGGCGCACTATCTTCCTAGGATAGATCGCGTGTCTCTTACGACTTCTGGTCAGATGATCGTGACCGAGGGAATCCCGTCTATCACGCCGGCTGCTCCTCCAGAACCGCCGAGGACGATGACTCTCGGTTCGGCCTACGTGCCGCCGTATCCCACTCTTGCTCCGTCAGACGCAGCTTCTTATAAGAGATACGACTACTCTGTGACGACTTCTCTGAGTCAGAACCAGAGATACACGATGGCTAACATCAAGTCTCTGGACGACAGGATCTCTAGCCTAGAGTACTACACTTCTCTCTCGCAGCTGGAGCAGGCCACTGCTTCTACTAACATAGTGTCTAGCGTGACCGGTCAGAATCGATTCCAGAACGGCATACTGGTAGATCCCTTTGCCGGTTTCAACATCACTAACACACTCGATCCTACTTTCTTAATGGCTATAGACGTAAACGCTCATCAAGCTCGGCCGTACTTCGAGCAGCATATGCTCGGGCCCTACGTAGATTCTATCAGCGACGAATATTCTTCTTCAGGTTCAGTAGTCTCTCTTCCGTATACTGCTACTCTGTTTCAGTCGCAGCCGTACGCTTCGAAGTATCGCAACTGCGTAGAGGGTAACGTCTTCGACTGGGTCGGTACCATGTCTCTTTCTCCTTCGGGAGATACTTCTCCTGACACCAAAGTGGCGCCCGATGTAGTGAACAACTTAGACCTGGCTTCTAACTTTGTCAATCTATCTGCAACTCAAGGATGGGGAACGACGTGGGGCAACTGGGTCACGACTAGCTCGAACTCGGTAAGTACTCAGACCGCGACTGCTCCTACTACTTCTTACAATCCAGACGGATCTAGTACTACGGTATACGGTTCACAGATAAACACTACCACTACGCTGAATCAGACTCAGACCGGAACTCAGCTTTCTGTCACTACTTCTAATACACAACTAAACTTAGGAACGTTCGTTCAGAACGTGTCTATCCTTCCCTACATAGTTTCTAGATCGGTATTTTTTAGCGCTTCGGGTATGAAGCCTTCTACGAAGTTATACTCTTACTTCAATAGTACTCCAGTAAGTAATAGCTGCGTACAGCTTACTCTATACACGGGAAGCGTGAGCGTCAACAATAACTCGACCGTGACTTCTAACGGGTATCATGTATATACTGATAGTAGCAACAATAACTATACGTATAATTCTACTTCTTTAGGAACGGGTCTTTCTTCAGACGCCAACGGAAACGTATACGGTATATTCGTCATACCTGGAAAAACGTTTCAGGCCGGAGACCTTACTTTTCAGCTAGCAGATGTATCTAGCTTAGTACAAGGAGCTAACGCTATACAGACTCAAGCTTCGGCCACTTATGTCGGTTCTGGATTGTCTATATCTCTAGCTAAGTCAGTGCTGAATACTCAGAAAGCTACAGTTGCTCTGGCGGAAGTAGTAAATACAAAGACTATTCAACAGAACACTGTTACAGCGGGCCCTCCTCTCAACGTTGTATATACTCCGGCTCCATACGTCCCGCCTTCTTACGATTATGGTTGGAGCGGTGGCGTGGTCGGTGATTGGGGCTCCGGTGGCGGCGGTGGCGGAAACGGTGGCGCCGGCGGCGGCGGCGACGGGCACTGAGTCCGGCTGATCATTGCTCGATTTAATAAATATTCATTCATATGAAGAGATAGTAACTTAATGAAGCCTATAGCACAAACTTTCTTAGTCTCTTTACCGAACACGAGTATAGACGGCGTGTTCTTAAATAGCATAAACGTATACTTCGCTTCGGTCTCTTCTACATACGGAATCACTGTGCAGATTCGTACTACCGAGAACGGTGTTCCTACGTCGAACATAGTCTCTGGCGGCCAGACACACTCGACTCCGTCTCAAGTATCTTCTTCTACAGACTCTTCCGTAGCCACGTCTTTTGCTTTTAGCCAGCCGCCGTTTATTCAAACTAATGTCCAGTACGCCATAGTTCTTATTCCAGACGGAGGTAACTCAGACTATGAAGTATGGACTGCTACTGTCGGAGGAACTGACGCTCTGACCAACTCTCCTATCTACGTGTCTAATCAGCTCGGGAACCTCTTCATCTCTTCCAACGACCTAGTGTTCACTGCAGTCGTCGGAGAGAGCATGAAGTACGACATATACATAAACGAGTTTACTAGTACTTCTGCTAATATTTTTTATCACGTATTAAGAGCTGAATTTCTTACGATCAATAATCAGATAGGAACGTTCGCTCCTAAAGAAATAGTATATGTGTCTAACAGCATCGTATCTGATGCAGTACTGAATATATCTCCTACGTTCGTCGGTAGTATAGGAGTAGGAAATACTGTATATCAGACTAACGGTACTTCTAACGTGGCCACTGGCGTAGTCAACTCGATAAGCGCTAGCGCTATATACGTCACGAACGTCGTCGGTACTTTTAGTAATACCACGGGATCATACTCGAATCTTATCTCTAGCACCGGAAACGCTACGATATCCTCGTTATTACAAGGAGTGTCAGTAACTAACGGAGCTAACACATTTACCGTACCTAATTCGAACATCTCGGACTATGCTGTAAACAACACGATATACGTCCTCTCTTCTGATAGGTCAGTTATAGACTTTAGAAAGATAGTAGGAATTCCCAGCAATACTACTCTCTCGGTCGCCACTCCGTTTAATTTTACTAATACTTCTGGCGCTATAGTCGGAAGAATGGCTGGAGACGCCGGCCTCTTTGGATGTATGAACGGCACGTTCCAATACTTTCCAGGTGAAAACTATCATATGATTCTGGGACATAGCTCTGCTAACGCCTCAGTAAACTTCGCAAACCTGGCCGGGCAGTACTTATTCGGCATGCAGTCGGGCGCGACCGCTACGATAGTTTCTGTCGACGACTTGCCGATAGACTCTCTTACTCCTAACATTAACTACGTAGCTCCCGCGCAGACCGCCATTTCTTTCTCATTCGCAGGAACAAGCAACACGACCTCTTACGTAAACGCGAGCTCTACTTTTACGAGCGTTTCTCCGGGAATACCCAACGAATTTACGGATAATACGAGATACGTCATGTCTCGTAGTAACGAGCTAGCTAAACTTTCTGGAAACAACTCGTTTCTTCTGCAAGTAGAGATGTCGACGGCTAATAATCTAACGGCGCCGTGGATCGACTTTGTGGGAACTTCGCTGACGTTCACCCATAACATAATTCCTAGTAATACTCAGCTGTCTGGATACTACCTCTCTCTTTCTAATACACAGCTGAGCTTCGTAGTAGGAGAAGTAGTGACTCAGGGATCGGGAAACACACAGGCTAACGGAGTGATAGCTTTCGCTAACGGCTCCGCTCTGAGAGTAAACTCAGTGAACGGGTACTTCAACGTCAACTCTACTCCCGTTGTCGGAGCTCTCTCCGCAGCAAACGCGGCCGTGACTGCAGCTACATGGTTCGACGAGACTCTCAACAACGGGTACTATGCGGCTTCTCGTTACATCTCTAAGAACGTGATACTGTCAGCCAACCAGAACGCCGAAGACCTGATACTCTATATGAATGCTTTTAGGGCACCCGGCTCCAACTTCAACGTGTACGGCAAGTTCTTGAATAACTCTGACCCAGACGCTTTTGCTAAAAAAGCGTGGTCGTACATGCCAGAGTCTGATACCACTTCCGCGCAGTTCTCTTCTCTCATCAACAGAAACAATACTGTAGAACTAGAGTTTGGCCTTCCAGTATCGGTACTGGTCGACAACTACGGGGCCCGGGCCAACTCGACTTCTAATACTCTTATAGTTCAAGATACTTCTCTATATAATAATAACACTTATATCTACATCTCGGATAATAATTCTACTCAGTTCAACGTCCGTGAAATAACCCATACGACGAACTCCACAGTCCTTCAGCTTCTCACTCCTCCCTCGTTCACTTCTTCGAACGTCTCTGTAGGAGCGATCCCGTCCCTTCAGTCTGCTACGGGAGCGTTCAAGCTAGCTAATAACTCTGGAATAGTTCGCTACGTCAATTCCTCTGATGTGGTGTACGACACTTTCCAGACGTTCGCCATAAAAGTAGTTCCTACTTCTAATAGCTCGGTGATAGTACCCATCATGAACGATGTCAGAGCTATAGCTTTGCAGGTCTAAGATGGAGCCGAAGTACTATAAGGTGAAAGATCATACTCATCTTATTAAGCACGCAGACAGTAAAGCGATACTAAACGTCAATGACACGGAGCTTAATAAATACAAGATAGAGAGAGATAAGCTTCTTAGACAAGCACGCCTGTTAGACGAAGTAGACTCTCTTAAAGAAGACGTACGAGATATAAAAGACTTGTTAAAGAAACTACTAGAACGAGAAGCAAAGTAACAGATGTCTATAACTCTCTCAGAAATAACTAACGCCCAGTCGTTCGGTACCTGGTTAACTAGGACTAACCAGATCATAGACATCATCACGTCTAACGTAGTCACCACGGACTCTTCTGCGAACGGCTCC